TTATAATCTCAAATTGATAACCTCTGGCCAACATATATGTTTTAACATTTTCAATTTGTCTTTCAAGGTCGTCTTTTTGTTTATGAGAACTAACTCTACAATATCCAATAGTTTTTTTATTTAGTTGTACTTCTGATTTTAAGCCCAAAAAGTGATTAAGTTGTTCTTGTGAATAATATCTTGTTCCACCATTAGTTATGTGTGATGGTTTTAAAGTTTCATTTTTATCCCAGTTTCTAAGAGTTTGAACTGTTTTTCCTATTTTAGTTGCAAATTCTCCTATTGAGTAATATTTCATACTTATCACCTCAATATTATTATACAACTAAATATATAAAATAACAATATATTTTTATACATATTTATAGATTTATTTTAACAGTTATCACCCTCTCTTTTATTTTATTTATAATATTTTTAAACATCTTATTTTTTAGCAACTGCAACTGTACTTGCTAATGCAGTTAGCTCTATAATACTTTGTTGACATTGTTTTAATTCTTGCTTTAGTTTTTCATTTTCCTTTTCTAATTCTAAAATTGGATTTTTAGGAAGTTCTGGAATGACCTCTTTAGGTTCATCCCCATGTAAAACTTTTACTACTGCTCCGCTATCATATTCTGTTATTAAGTAATTCCCTTCTATATATTGTTTCATTATTTTATCACCCCTTTACATTTTACAAGAATTTTTCCTTCACCTTTTGTTTTAATCTTAAAATCTGAAAAGAATAGAGGTTGTGGAAAAATAAAATTTTCAGGTTTTTCAATTTCCAAAGGTGTTGTTACACACTCATTTATTTCCCCATCATTCTTATATCTTGTAAATCCATATAGATGTCCAGAATATATTCGTACTGCACCGCTACTGTCGTAATCCATATTAATTTCTGCTAAATTTTCATTATCAATTTGAACATTCATTTCAAATTTGTCATCACTACCTCCTCCATTAAACTTAAATTCCAAAAAATAAATATATCCTTTTCCAACAATGTGTAGAACTTCCTCTAACGACTTTGTTAATTCAAAAGAAATTTCTTTTGAAAAATAATTTTTATATTCACTCCAATCTGTACCTCCGCTAAAATTGTCTAATTTTTTCTTAACTTTATCTAAAGTTTTTTTATCAGCTATATAAATTTTTTCTGCCATTATTTTTCAACCTCCTCAATATAAACAAGCCCATTTTCTACTCCCCATTTATATTTTTTATTATTTTTAGTATCTTTAATTGTATTAGCTTCTTTCTTAAATTCTTCATATTGCGAAGTAAGATTTTCTTTAAATTTTTCTAAATTAGTACCATCTTTTGCTTTAATATCTTCTGCTTTTAGCTCTATTGCACCTGTTTTGTTATTTACAGATTGTACAGGAACTTTAATATTTCCTATTTGTTTTTCTACATTTTTAATATCTTCTTTAGTTGCAATCGTTACTGAAGGATCTAGTTTTAAAGTTACACTTTCAGTATTAGATACCTGAACAATTAATTTAATGTTTAAATCTCTGCCACTACCAGTGGAAAGTAAAGGTTTATATGTTTCTGGATATTTAGAAATTATTAATAAATTATCTTCATCATCAAAGATTCCAACTTCTCTAATAGAAAAACCACCAACGGATGCAGGTATTAATGTCTGTATAATAATCCAATTTTTATTTTTAGAATCTGTAGTAATGCTATTAATAGTTCCTTCCCATACTTTATGTTTTAAATCCTCCTGATTTTCTATAGGATTATAATAAGTACCGTTACTATCTCCTACTTTAATTTTTGCAAAATTAACCTTTGTTCCAAGTGCTGTTGCATTAGCTAATTTCGCTTGGCCTATTTTTGTTAATAGCGTATAGAATTGCTCTGCCATTTAAGAATTAACCCCCTTTGGATATATAGTAGTTTGTTCAAAGTCTATTCCATTTCCTAAACCAATGTTTAAATTTGTATTTATTTCTATAGCCTTTGGTGTATATGGATAAATAGTTGTTGTTTCTGCACTTAATAAAGTTGTGCCTAGGTACAAGTTACTATTTGTTGTAGAAATTAAATTATATGTTGCTTCTAAGTGTGCAGGTTGTATCTCTTCAATTATGTTATACAGACTATTTAAAGAATACGAAAAACCTTTATTAATACTCTCTAAAGCTAATGAAAAATAAGATTCTTTATTATGTTCTGTTACTCTTACCTTATCTGCATAAGCTTGCGCAATTTCTTCTATAACTTTTTTAGTTGTAGTACCTTGCCCTCTGAGTTTTGCTAGAATATTTGCTCTACGTTCCTCAATACTTTTACTTGTATCTGTAGTAATACTTACAAATTCTTCCCACCAACTTAATCCCCAAGTGGCAGTTTTTACAAAGCATTGTGCTTTTAAATCCTTAACATCTAAATTTAATTTATCAATTTCCTTTTGCTGAGTACTATAGATGTTTTGCATTTCTTTAATATTAGATATAAAAAAAGGTACATAGTTTTTAAGTAACACTATCTACCACCACCTCGATGTTTTTCAAAATTGCTATACTATCTTTTTCAAGCTTAATATCTTTAGTATTGCTATTTATTTTTAACTCTGTAAAGTCTGTAACTTTACCTACATTAAGTACACAATTAACTATACGATTGTATCTAACTGTATCAGTATTCAAGCTAATATTTTTCAAATAATCTTGTATATTAGTTTGTATATCTTTTTTAATTTCTTCAAGATCACTTTTATTTGCAATTACTTTAATACTAATATTTAATCCAATTTCAGTTATACCTGAAACTGTAACATCTGCTCCAATTGGTCTAACTTCCTCGATATGTTTCTTAACATTATTAATTATTTCGTTAGAAGGTGCTTTACCATTACTATCTACAATTACAACTTTTACTGTACCTCTACCTTGCCAACGTGGAATTACAATAGCATTACCAACTCCACTTGTTTCCATAGCCCACAATTTATATTCATTTTTGTTGCCACTTGTTGCAGGCGTTCTAACTTTTAATATTAATCTATTATAAAGTTGCTCATCAGTCTCGGTATCTCTACCATTTTCAACATTATTTAAATTTTCAATTTTTGAGATTCCTATTAATTGTATTGGGAGTTGATTTATTTCTTTAGCTTTTACATTATATTTTGTACCTTCTTCCATAGCAATTACAGGAATAATTGTTGTTCCATTATCTTTTATAGTATCTTCTTTAGTAGTTTTAAATATAACTCCCAAAGATGTTTGTATTAAAGTACCTTCTTCAATTTTAGTACCTTTAGCACCATAAAAAGTTACATTAGTTGTTGCATGTTCCCCAAGTTTTCTAAAGACTCCATGCTCCTCGCATCTTAACTCTAGCTCTTCGGAATATCCATTTTCTAATGCAGTTTTAGCAAATACAGCATCTAAGCAATCATCTAAATCTTCTCTAGTATCTTCAAGTTCATAAGCAGCAGGTGCTAAAGCATCATGTATTAGTGTACCTTCACATTTATATACATCTGTTTCTAAATAACTAAGCATTCGATTTAATATATCTTTACTATCTTCACTATACATTTACCTCAACCCCTTTATTATAAATTGTATTTACTTTTATACTAGTTAATAGAGTATCTTTGTTAAAGTCTAAATTAAAGTTTTCTATACTAAGAATATATTTATTAACTAATAAGCATTCACTCAACATTCTATACATTTCAGATTCTATAAACTCTCTAGTAAATTGTTTGCCTATTAGCAATTCTTCAAAGTCATTTCCGTAGTTTCTAGAGTAGATTTTGAATTTATCTCTTTTTACATGTATTGCTTTCCAAATCCACACCTTTATAGCTTCATCTTTTTCTACAATAATATTTTCACCTAACTCATTTGTTAGTAAAGTTTCATTTTCAAAATCTATAGCATATTCTTTAAAAGTTTCTAATTCTCCAATATCATTAGTAACATCTATTTCATCATTTAAAATATTATCTGGAAATATACTCAATACTACACCACCTTTGCAAGTACAATATAAGTTTGTAAATCTGCAGTCGGTAATACAGCAACAGTATCTCCAGTTCTTAATATCGTTTCTAATGTGCATTTTTCTTTTGTAATACTTGTATTATTTATAGTAATTTCTTTATCATGTTGTAATAAGTCTACATTTACTTTTAAATTATATTTTTCTAAGAGTAAATCTCCAACTTTAATTTTTAAAGAATTTGCATTTAAAACAGTCCCTAATTGTATAGGTGGAGGATTATTTTTTTCACCTGCTTCCTCCATAGCTTTCACTAGACTAATAAAAGGATCTTGTTTCATATATATCACCTTCTTTTAGATTTCTTTTTAGGTGTAACTTTTTTCTTCTTAGATTTTTCTTTGCTTTTCTTAGCCTTTTGTTTCTTCTTAGCTTCTGCTTTAGCTTTTCTTTCAGCACGTTTATTTTCTCTTATTACTTTTTTCTTTTCTCTTTCTTGTTTCTTTTCTTCTTTTATAGCTTTCTTTTCTTGCTTAGTATCAAATTTCTGTGTATCGTCAGATTCTTTAGCGTCCATCTTACATACAAAACTTAATGTTAATTCTGTAGTATATTCTCCTGTTTGTATATCCCACGTATGAGTGTCTGCTATAATATGCATTTTTGCATTACTCAAAATATCTACATAAGGAATTTGAGTGTGTACTGCATAACCTGTTCTATAATCCCAATTACCTAATACTTTACATTCAACTTCTTTGTCCACTCCATGCAGTTTATTTTTAGCTACAACATTAGCATCTTTATCTTTTTCTTTTACATAGTTATCTTGTAAAATTCCATAATAAGCAATTTCGCCATTAGTTTGCACTTTAGATATATAGTTATTGTTCTCATCATAGATTTTAACTTTATTTACCATGTTACCCATACTGTCTTTATAACTAAAACTAATCAAATTGCCGTCACATACAGTTGCATTTGGATCACTTGCAGGTTTAATAATTGTATTACTTAATATTCCACCCATTTCTCCTACATTAACTTTAATACCATCCATATATATAAAATATTGCTTTCCTGTTTGTTTACTTACTTGTGTGTAAAGTTCCATAATTGCATCGTATACTTTTTTTTGTGCTAGTAAATATCTTAGCTTTATATTACTAGTTGCAATAATTCCTGCTTCAACTCCAATTTCACTTAAAATATCTCTAGTAGCACTATCAGCTGTAATATTATTATAATTTTTAGTTATAGTATTTTTATTTAGATAGTAAGCATAATCAAAAGCTGTAAACTCTAAAGTATCTTCACTTGTTAATGTTCTGTCTATCACAACACCTCGGAATATTTCTTTATTGTTTAAAGTAATCCAAACTTTTGTACCTGCTCCTATTTGCATTTTCCCAAGTAGAATATTATTTTTCCTATCAGTAATACTATAATAAATACTACAAGATAATTGTCTAGATACACTGGTCAAACTATTGCTCAAAGATACGCTTTTACATAAGTCTGTTATTTCATGAACGATATTATCATAAGACTTTAAAATTCTTATCATATTCTGATCTCACACCCTTTTAAAGAACGCCACTCTTTAAAGCTTATTGTAAAATAAACATCTCTTGTACCATCTTGCTCTCCCCAAGAGAATTCCTCTATTGTACATTGCATATTTAACTTTGTTCCTGTTACGACACACCTGCATACTTCTTTACTAGTTCTTGCTTTTTCTAGTATATCTACATACCAATAAGGTTCAAATGGTGTATACTGTAAAAAGCTATAATCTTGCTTTGGAAAAAAACTACTAAAGCTCCAACTTTGTAAAGATTTATTACCCATTACAGGCAATTCTCCAAAATTCATTATATTTACTGTTTTATTCATGTTTCCTGCTGCAACTTCAAATTCAGCAGGAGCTACAGGAAGTTGAAATATCTCTCCCCCTGCTTTAATCCAAAACTGCATATCTGGGAAAACGTGTTGTTGCATTTAAAATACCTCCAAATAATAAAGATACTATAGAATCTATAGTATCTTTAAGTCATATTTAATTGTGCTATTTTAATTTTTCGCACTAATGCATTTGCAATTTTATCTATATCGCTTTCTTCTCTAACATGTACATCACCAAAAGTTATTGTTATGTTGCCATTATTTCCAATTAATTTATTAGTATCTTTATTGTCAAAAACTTTACTACCTTTAGGCATTTGTACTATTTCTGGACCATGCTCTCCAACTACAGAAAATCCTCCACCCCAATAGCTAGTACCTAAAGCATTTTTACCAGATATTTTATCTCCAACCCATTCTGCACCTTTTTTAACTAAGTTAACTGTACCAGTAATAGGATGTTTTAAGAACTCCTGTAAATTATTCCACCATTCTCGGATTTTATCTATTACTGCTTTTGTTTTTTCTTGTATTCCGCCCCAATTTTCTTTCCATGCTGTATATAATCCTATAACTGCTGCTACAAGTAATCCTATCCCTATAATTAACCAGCCAATAGGACTTGCACTAAATGCTGCATTTAAAGCCCATTGTGCTACAGTTAAAGCTTTAGTAACTCCTGTTAATGCTATACTTGCAACTTTATGTGCTATTAAAACTATAGTATGTGCAGCTACAATAGCCTTTTGAAATAACCAAGCAATTGTTTGTGCAGTTATAGCAGCTACTGTTTTCCAACCTGCTGCTGCATAGCTTATTATAGCAATTATTAATTTACCTGTTATTATTGCTGCAGTTTTTGCAGCTTGAGCTCCTGTTTTAATTATAGCCACTATAAATGTTGCTGTTAATTTAGCACCTGAAATAGTTGCTTGAATACCTGTTTTTATAATAGCTCCAATAAAACTTGCTGTTAATTTAACACCACTTATAACTGCTTGAGCTCCTGTTTTAATTATAGCTACTATAAAATGTCCTGTGATTTTAGCTCCAGCAATAACTGCATGAGTCCCTGTTTTGATTAATGCTGGTCCAAAAATAACTCCTAATACTTTAGCAACTTTTTTTATAGTTGGTTCAGCTTTTTTTAGGGATTCTTTAAATTGTTTAATTTTCTTTTTAACTTCTTCAAATGCTTTTTTTACTTTATCTAAAGCATTATTTTTTAAATTAACAAATGCCTTTTTTACTTTATTAGTAAATTCACAGATTTGTTTCCAATGTGTTATTAACACTGCTGCAACAACTGCGATAGCCAGTAAGCTTAATACTACTAAATGTCCTGGACTGCTTAACCATGCTAAAACTCCGCCAGCATTTCTAATAGTATTTGTTAGCTTGTTTATACTTGTAATAGTATTGCTTATGCTTTTTCCAATTTTACTAACTCCTAAAAGAATAGGACCTATTATAACTAGCCACTTTCCTACATTAGCTATTATTTTTTGTTGTGCTGGTGTTAAATTGTTTAATTTATTTGCTAAAGAGCTTATGCAACTTGTTATATTTTCTAAAGTCGGTGTTAATGCTGCACCCAGACTTATTAAAACATTATGCATTTTATTTAATGCTTTTCTAAATTTTTCTCCTGGAGTTTCCATTTTATCAACTGCATCTTGTAATGCTGTTGTATTATTTTTCATTTGCTCCATAGATTCATTATATTTTTTCATTCCTGTGTCACTTGTTAGCATTAATATCGTGTTTAATCCTTCAACACTTCCAAACATAGTAGCCATAGCACTTACATCGCTATCACCTGTTTTTGCAAGTAGTTCCATATCTTTAAGAAGACCTTTGTTTGACTTTTTTAGATTTTTATACATTTCTGTATTTTTCTTTCCTTGCTGTTCTAATTTAAACATTTCGGAACTATTTTTAGAATAATTTTTAGACATTTGATCTAGTGCAGGACTAGTTTTTCTTAATTTATCAGCTAAATCTTTTAAAAATGGCATCCAACCTTTTGTATGTATCTCACTAGATTTAAATTTTATTCCTAATATATCAGCTGCATCGGCTGCTTCTTTGGAAGGTTTTATTATGTTAGATAGTGCAGCTTTTAGTCCAGTAACAGATTCAGCAGTATCTAATCCCTGTGCAGTGGTTACTGCCATACTACTAAATAGTTCTTCTGTTTTCATTTTTAATGCACTAGCGATAGGTGTAACTTTACCCATACTTTTAGCTAATTCTCCAAATGTTGTTTTACCTAAATTTTGCGTTATAAGCATTTGATTTGCTATTTTATTAGCCTTATCTGCTTCATAGCCATAAGCATTTAAAACATTAGTAAGACCATTTACACTAGTTGCAGTATCAGTAAAACCACCTTTAGCAGCCTTTGTTGCTACCCCTAAAAATTCTGTTACCTTTGCAGTATCTACTGAAGCTGACAATGCTTGATATTCAGCTTCTGCTAATTCAGTTGCACTTAATCCAGTCTGATTTGATAGTTCTAAAATTCCTTTTTGTAAGTTATCCATAGATACTTTAGTAGTATCCGCTATGGTACTTACTTTTGCCATTTTGTCTCCAAATTCTACACTTGATTTTACAGCTAAAGTCCCTAAGCCAACTAATGGCACAGTTAAACTTTTAGTCAAAGTACTTCCAAGTTTTTCAGTACTTTTAGAAACCTTTTTTATATCTTGTGAAACATATCTTGTTTGTCTTTGAAAATTAGATAGATTTTGTGTAACATGTCTTAGTTGTCCTGAAAATTGATCACGTAATTGCAATATCGCATCTATAACATGTGCAATAAACATTACCTCCTTTCTTTTAAAATAAAAAAAGACATCTATTACTAGACATCTTTTTCATTTAAATTATTCGCTTATATTTATATCTAAAACTCTATATTTACTTAAATCTTTAGTAAATTCCAATTTTACAATAAAGTTATTCCTTAGTTTTGCTCCAAAACTATTTTCAGCATCTACATAACCAGATACATTATAAACTACCATATCTTTATTTGTACTATTTGTTTCCTTTATATTATATTCGTTAAAGTCCCATGGGAAACTTGCCGTGTTAGGACATTTTAGTTTTTGTTTAACAACTGATTGAGTAATTGTAACTATATTAGCTGTTATATCCTCTTTATTATCTGTCTCGTTACTTTCTCCACTACATCCAATTAAAAGAATTGTAAATATACAAATCAATAATATACTTAAAATTTTTTTCATATAATACACCCCTAGTATATTATATACCATTATTTTCTTCTCTTCTATCTTTGATTTCTTGATTTACAAAAGCATGTAGTATTTTTTTTTCTCCTTGCTTCATCATATAAAAAGAAGATGGTGTAATGTTTTTATGTTTAAATAAATAATACATCAAACTTACTTCACCATCTTCTTTTATTAGTTTTTTATTTCTTCTTCATCATCTTCTTTTTCATATCCATTTAATTCATTTATAACATTGTATAATTCATCTACCTCACCAGGAAGTAATAACAAATTTAAAAGATCTTTAAAAGAAGGTAATTTATAATGCTTTAATAATTCAACATTTTTAAATACTTCTGGACATCCTTCTATTACTGTGTTTGCTCGCATATCTCCAGTTTTTAATTCTTTTAATTCACCTTTTTTATTTAAATCTAGCATTTCACTTTGTATTTCAGACATTTTCTCATTGTTTACTGCTTTGCATTGAAAAATAAACTCTTGTCCACCCAATTTTCCTAATTTTAATTTAACTTCTTTTGTAGGTGCTTTTATTGCTCCCATATCTAATGCTAATAATCTTTCTACTGTATTCATTTATAAATTCCTCCTATTTATTTTATATCAAATCTAATGGTTCCCAATCTGCAAATGCAAATGGTATACTTTGTTCTCCATTCTTTCCAGCTTCCCAATCAGCAAGTGTTAATTCATCAAATGTACACTCTTTTAACCAAACACGTTCAACTCCAAAAGCATCAGGATCCTTTAAAACACTTTTTATATCAACAACTGTTTGTTTTCCTTTTTTTAAATTGTCTGATATAAGTTTAATAAAATAACTTGTTACTTTATTAAACTTTATAGTTCCTTTACCACTTCTACCTACTATTTTTTTATGTTCTCCTAAGTCACCGCACATTTTTACGTCATTATACTTTAAACTTATTTTTGCTTGCAATGCAGTTGCCTCGGCTATTTTCTCACCGTTTATAAAGCATTCTCCCCAAGTTCCATTTGCAACATTTTGTGCTTTATATTCCTGTGTCATTTAATCACTCCTTTTACATAGCTATACTAAAGTTTAAGTCTTCCATAGCATCTAAAATTTTAACTTTTCCTTTTAAAAATACATTCGAACCACAAGTATTTTCTTCTATTTCTTGTTGTTTCGCAGTAGATAAATCTATTCCTCTTTTTTTCCAATATAATTTCATGGCTTCTATATTTACATGCACTTCATTTGATTTTTTAGCAAGTATAATACCTTTTTCTAATTCATCAAAATATCCTAAAACACTTAAACAAAACTCAACTTGATTATCATAACTATTTGGGTATTTACCTACATATTCATTTTCAAATGTTTTTCTTATGTCTGTGTACATTAAATCCATAATAGATATAACTTTTATCTTTTTATAATCTTCACTCACACCTTCTCTAGTAGAAGTTAAGCTATTTACAGCTCTACCTATCTTACATTTTTCTCCGTCATTAATTAAAATTAACTCTCCCTTGTTTATTGCTTCGTTTGCATCACTTTTTTTGATATGTGGTACATCCGTAACCTCTGGTAATGCATAGTAAGTAGCACTTATATTAAGTGGTGTTCCAGCTATTATTCCAGCAATTCTTGAACAATATTGAGTATTTGTATAAGTCTTTTCTCCTACTTTTATATTTGTAGTAGTGAAATTAATAATTCCCTCGTAGTCTGCTTTACAACTAGGCAATACTGCTTGTACTTTTATACTTTCTTCTCTTAATCCTTTTATCCATGTTGCTACTTTATCTGTTTCCCCCCTCTGGATACAAGGTACTGCTAAGTAGTCCCAAACTTCTGCTTCTAATACATTTAAAGCATCTTCTAATTTTCCTTCTTCTTTTAGACAATAAAAAATAACTTTTTTAGGCGTTTTATATGCACCTTTAAATGCTAATTCTATTTGTTCTTTATTCCCTTCTTCTAAGCCTTCTGGAATATCTTTTATACTTTCTAAATTAAATAATTTATCTTTTATATTTTTATCTTTTAAAATTAATGCGACTGTACTCTTAGAACCTTTTTCTATAGCGCTTTTGGCTAAAGATTTAAAGACAATATCTATTTTAGGTAATCCCATATCATCACTCCATTTCTATTTCTAATTTTCTCATTGGAGGATATTGTTTTTTATCTTCTAAGCTATCCAACCAATTAAGATTAAATCTAAAACTTAATATCCCATCAATTTCAGTGGATCTAACATTTAAAGGAACTAACTTTCTTTCTTTTATATTTATATAAGGGAAAACTTTCTTTTTTAATATATCTGACATTTTTATGTTATCCAATTGAGTTTTCTCTTTGCTAAAATAATTTATTTCTACCATATAAGAATTTTTTAGAGTATCTGATTTTAATAAATCTGTGCCGCTTATAGGCAAAATTTGAACAAAAAAAGAAGGCCTTTTAAAGCCTTCCTTTACACTATTATCTATTGTTTTAATCCCTGTGTCTTTTAATAAATCATTAATTGCTTTTTTTATGTCTACTAAATCAATCAAGCGCATCCCCTACCTTAATATCTTTTTAATCATTTTTTCTATTTGTTTTGGAAATTCTTCTTCCATTTCTGCCATACTTCTTTCAACCATATGTTGTCCTTGTACAAAACCAATCTCTCGCCCAGTCTTAGTTACTAATCTGTGACCTTTTTCAATTAAATGAAAATGTGGTGCTTTATTAGTCATTTTGATATTCATACCATTACTTTCATATTCTATTGGAAATACCTTGTATGAATTCTTAATATGTCTTTTATCCTTATCCCTATAAGGAGTCTTTTCCTTTGAAAGTTTTCTTACTTTATTCATTCCTTTTTTTAAAGCCTTTTCCGAAAGGTCTGGAACCCTTTTTTCAGCTTCTTTAAACTCTTCCATCAATTCACTTAAACCATTAAAAGAAAAATTTACATCACTCATTATTTTCAATTCTCTCAGTACACATTAATTCTAATCTTTCATTCAATTCGTAAGGATTTAAAATATAATTTATATTATATAACCTATTCTTATATTTAATAAACATATTAGTATTAATATCTTTTCTATATCTAATAGTAACTTTATATACTTGTTCTGCTTCAATCTTATTATTTTCTAAAGTTTCTTTGCCACGAAGTGGTTCTATTCTAGCATACAACTTATTTTTTATTTCTTTTAATTTTAATATAGTATCTTCAACTTCATTTTTTTCTTCAATAAAGGCCCATAAAGATACTTTTTTATTAAGTATTCCTGGATTCACTTTTAAACCTCCAGTACTCTGTTTCTAAAGAAGTTAGTATTGCTTCTAAACTAAAACTTAACTTAGCAGCATGTACACCAATTGCGTTTATACACCTATTTGAATACCATTCGCTTATAAGTAATTTTATAGCTAAGTTATATAATTCTTTAGCTTTTTCATCTAATAAATCATATATATTTTCATCTATGCCTGTAGATGTAAATATATATGATTTTGCAGCATTAAAAAAAGATGATATAGAGGAATCTTCCTCTTTATCATCTTCATCTATCCTTAAATATTGCTTTATATCTTTTAATTCCATAAAAATAACACCTCCTATTTAGCGGTGTTTATAGATTCTATTAATTCTTTTTTATTCTTAGTAGAATATCCTGGTATATTTTTTTCTTTAGCAATATTCTTTAACTCTTCAACAGTCTTACTTTCCAAGTCTTTAGAATCAGCTAGCTCCTTTTCTTTCAATTCTGTATCTTTACTTACAGTAGGAGCCTTAGCTGGGAGAATTTTTAGATTTTGCTATTCTAAAAGCAGATTTTAATTTGATTTGGTGATCAAACCATGCTGTTAATACAAAGCATTCCATACCAGTTTTAATATCTTTATCTCTTTCATAAAGCATATCTAAGTCATAATTAAAATGTGAAAATCTAAAGTCCCCTACAATTGGGTCCTTTGCACTGTCACAAAATATAGCTGGTTTACCTAAAACTTGTTCTGATTGAGCCGTATAAAGAGTGGCATTGCCATTAGCAAGTGTTTCTACAATCTCCATATAATCAGCATAGGTCATGACTATTTTTGCATTTTCTCTATAGTCTTCATGTAAATCTGCTATAGCTGCTTTAATTGCTTTAAATTTATTTGCACCTTCTACAGTTTTTATTTTGTTTTGAGTTGAATAAAAGCTCATGTGTTCTTCTCCTGATTTTGGAGATGAAGCGAATGCAACTTTTCTTTCTTTTGCTGCTAAACCACTTTCTAATGCTGACTCTACAGTTTGAACAATATTTGTATTTGTTCCTCTTAGAATTGTTTCTGAAACCGGTGCAAACACCTTGAATTTGTGTCTAGCAAACTGTACCGTATCACCACTTGCTTGTAATTCCTTTGCAGTTTCAGTATCTGCTATAAAATCATCATTATCTAAAGTAAAAGTAATTTTAGGTACTTCTAAGTTTGTTTCATTTGTAAAAGTAGATATATCTCTTAATGGATTTTTAACAAATGGTTCATGTAATAATTCAGTTTGCATAGTTTTAGGTAAGAACTTTTCTCCACCAGTTGAATTATCAGCACCTAAAGCATTTAAAATTTGTGGACTAACTGATTTATTAGCCATAGTTGCCTTTATTAATTCAGCTTTTGCATTAATAACTTTATTTTTAGGATCTTCTCCTAAATTTTTATTTTGTGCTGCTATTTTTTGTTGTTCTGCATTATCTAAAGCTTCTAATTGTGCTTTTAATCCATTAAATCTTTCTTCTAAATCTTTAACAGTTTGTTTTTGCTCATTTCTAGCTTCTAACGTTGTTTTTGCATCTGCGTACATTTCTGTTAACTTCTTATTTTCATTTCTTAATTGTTCAGCGATACCATCAAAAGTTTGTTGTAATACGAATCTATTCATTTATTATTCCCCCTCAAATTTTAGGTTTATTCTTTTTATTAATGCTTCTATTTCAGGATCTTTTATAATCTTTGTATTATCTATAACTGCACTTCTCTTGTTATTATTTAAAATATTTTTAGGCACATTGTTATATTTATTAAAAAGATTTGATGCACAAGCTACTGCCTCTATATTTTCTTCTACAGTAATATTAAAATACTTAGATGCTTCTTCTCCAGTCATCCATGTTTCATTGTCCATTAATTTGGATAATTCTTCTTTAGTTACGTCATTTTTTGCATTGGCTAAATATATATTTAATATATTTTCTTTACAACTATCTAAACAATCAGCTACTTCTCTTAGTTTTTTAGCATTATAACTGTCAAATAAAAAACATAAAGGATTATGTATCATAAAGTTTGCATAAGAAGGGATAATAACTTCATCACCTGCAAGTGCTATTACACTTGCAATACTTGCTGCTAAACCATCTACATGTACTATTTTTTTACCTTTATGTCTTTTTAACATGCTATAAATAGCAATACCAGCAAAAACAGAACCTCCCCCACTGTTAATGTAAATATCTACATCTTTACTATTTTCTAATTCTTTAAGAAAATCCGAAACATCTTGTGGACATTTATCTTCTTCAAACCAATAGCTTTGCCAAGTTTCTGAAACTATATCTCCATAAAAGTAAAGTTCAGCTTTATCTTCTGTTTGGTTTTTTATTTCTATTTTCCCTGTATTTTTAATTTGACCTGTCTTATCTTTTATTTTTAGTTCTAACACTTTACTCATAATTTCACCTCCTTTCAAATATATCAAGTTATTTTTTATCTATTAAATTACCTATTTTATCTATTGGACACATATCTCTAGATACATAATATACATTACCGCCTGGTATTGGTGGCATATCTTCAAGTGCTCTAATTTCATTAGCACAAAACCAACTTGATCTAATTCCCTTAAAATAAAAATTACCCCTGGTATTCATATCACCACGAGCAAATCCATTTAAAGACATTTTTACTTGTATTCCATTATCTCTTTGAAGTATAGTTAAACATTTTTTACTAAATTCTTGTTCATACATTCTGGCCGTTGGTAGTATTGCATCTTTTATATATTCTAAGTCAGATTGTTCTGCACTAGAATATGCATTTTTACCAGCAGATAATTTACCAATAGGTATATTGTAGGTTCTAGCTACTCTCGCAATAGTTATATCTTCTACTTCAAAAACTTTTGGATCTATAAAATTATTATTTTTTAATTCTTGAATTTCTTTTCCTTGGTCGAGATACAAAATTCCATTTTTCTTAAATCTTTGTATCATTTCATCATATAAATCTAAACTTTCTTTACTTAATTTATTTTGTAGTTTTATTACAACATTAGCTTTTAATCCATTTTTCATTTGGTTCAAAGAAAATTCTTTTATTTCCATATCATACTCTATAGTATTAGTAAGTACATCTAAAGGATTTATAGCAGTATAACCATCTTCACTTATATGATTTACGTTTATTACATGTGAACTATGAACATACACATCTTCATTGTTAGATTTAATTTTAAAATATAATTCTTTTGTATCTTTATCTTGTATAGGAGTAATATACTCATTTTTTAATATCCATATAGCAATTATATCATTGTAAGGGCCATATTCTTTTATTGCATATGCAGAACCTTTTATGTTTCTTATTGTTTCCATGCACCTAATAAATTGAAAAGTAGTCATATATGAGTTAGGTCCATATTCTAATAATCTAGCTAAGTTATTTTCTTTAGGAGTTAGTTTTTTATAATCCTGTCTTACAGAAATCGGTGCACTAGCAAGACTATTACTCAACATAGATACTGCTCCAAAAATAGTTTCATTTGTTGCCAATTTTCTATTTGTAAAAGCAAAACCACTAAATCCACTGTCTATTCTTCTTACATAAGGAGTTTTAAACATAAAATTTCTTATTTTATTAAGTATTCCCATGTATTCACCTCCTTCTATACATCAGGACTATAAAATATATCATTGCTTCCCTCGCTAAGTATTCCCATCATTCTTGCATGTGATATAGTAGTAGATACTGCCGCATCTATTCTTTCACTACTTTTCTTTTCTTTCCAAAGTTTTAAGTTTTCTTTTCTATCCTTATCTTCTACAGCACAACTCATGCAGTAACCTAAAACCGGATTACCATCATGCAAAACTTCACCCTGATATACTTTCGCTCTAAAATCCTTTGTTGGTTCAGATAACATAGCAAAAGTTTGAGGTATTTCTATTGCAAGAACACCTAATTCTTCAAATTCATCAGCTATATCTTGACAATGCCAAGGATCATATGCTATTGAATCTAAATCAAAACCATATTGTTTTTTCTTTTCTAAAATATAATCTATTATATATTCATTTCTAATTTTAGCACCTGGTATAACAGTTATATATCCTTGCTTTACCCATAAATCATACGGTACCTTATCAGTTTTTTTCTTATCTTCTAAAGTATCTTCTGGAATAAAACAGTGATTTAAAACTAATACTTTATCATTTTCTAAGTCAAATTCAAATGTAGTAGATGTTAAATCTATTTTGTCTGACATATCTATACCAACCGTACATTTAATTCCTTTTAAATCTGGAATAGTTTCTACTTTACACTTATTCCATTTTTCCATATCCATATATGGCTTATTCTTTTTTTGATTAGTCCATAAATTACATTGTTTTGTTAAATATTCTATTCTCTTATCTGTTCTTTCTTTAGCAGTTTTCAATTTATCCTTTAGTTTATCTAAACCTACCTTGTAGGTACTAACGATTGGATTAGCTTTAACTAAATTTAATATATCAAAAGGGTCATCCCCTTCATCTATTTCGCAAATCATCACAAAATATTTATCATCATTTATATCTATATAGGGACTAAGTATTTTTGAGCAATGATCATATTCTTCCTTACATGGGCAAAATATTTTTCTTCCTGCTGTTGTTATTATTGCAATAAGAGGATTATACCTTGTACCCATACCACTTTCCATAACTTCGACAGGTTCACTAGTATCAAACAAATGATATTCGTCAATTACTGCTAGTTGAGGATTATACGAATCTCCTTTTCTTAAATCTTCTTTTGTAAATATTGTCATTATGCTATTGCTTTTTCTATGCAGTATTTCATTTGTACTTTCTCTTATTTTAAATTTTCTTCTTAAAATTTTATGACCTCTTATCATATTACATGCTTCATTGAATACTGCTTTAGCTTGCTTACTTACTGGAGCTAAACAATATACTTCAGAGCCTAAAACATGATATGGTGCTAATTCATAGGTTGTCATTCCAGCTAAAGTTTGCGACTTAGCGTTTTTTCTTCCTACCTGCTCATAAAATCGTTCAAATCTTCTATATCCTGTTTCTTTATTAATCCATCCATATACATTTCCTAAAACAAATTTAATAAATATATGTGATTTTATTTTTGTACCAGCTAAAGGTCCCTTACTATGTTTAAATTCCTCTAACCACGAGATAGCTCTTTGACCTTCATCTTCATCAAAATAATAAGGAAATTCCTCTGTATTTTCTCTAGACAAATCATTTAAAAATCTCTTACAAGCCCATTTATGTTTTTTACAAGCTATTATTTTTTCATCAAGTATTCTATTGCAATACTCAACTAGCTGTCCTCTTAAACTTAAAAAATTATCAAACTCAGTTGAATAATGGATATGTTCATCTAATTTACTATTAAATGTCTCCATATTTATCATTTAACTCTTTTTCATCATCACTGATTAATTCAGTATTTATTTCAATTAATTTTTGCCTACTTGCTGGAGTTAATCCAAACTCCACCGAGTGTTTTTTTATTAGTTCAGAGTACTTAGTTTGAATTCTTATATATGGACTTGGAACTTCTTTAGTACTTCCATTTTTATTTGTTTCCATAACAGTTAGTGGTGAAGTATTTAATGCAATTGTAGATTCTATAAATTTATCAAAAGCATCCGAAAGTACTGCTAAAGTATGAACATCTAAATTAGCTAATACCTGAACAGGCTCTAATTCTTTTGCTATCTCCTTAAATATTTTCTTACTTCTTTTATTTAACCATGTCGGTGGTCTTATTTTATCTTTTGGAAGTTCCCCTAAAATCTCTTCTTGTTTTTCTCTAACTTCCTTTTCGTCTTTAGTTAAATGTTTTTTTAAAGTTTCTGTTTTTTGTCTAGGTCTAGCCAAAAATATTCCTCCTTTCTAAAAGATAACAATTATTACTTGAAAATAAAAAATCCCCCTTTTACTCTGTAAAGGGAATTTTTCGTTTACTTGAGTGGGTCGCTGGTCTAGGAAACTTCCCCAAAACCTCCACTATAGGGGGGCGTACCTAGTAGCCAAGTCCCTTAGCACCTCTTGCATAGCCTTACGCTCTTGTATGCCTTGCTTGTATACGCTATGTATCATGGCGTGAGTAGCTTCACTAACAGGTATGAGGTTTGTACTCTCTAGTCTAAGCTCCCAATTCTTATTTAGTTCTTCTATGTGATGTACTACACTAGCAAATACATCTTCTCTTCCATTTATATAATATTCATATAAATCAATTCCTTTGTGATCTCTTAGAACTTCTTCTCTCTTCTGCACCCATTCCTTAGTCTTGTAAAATTTATGTTCTTTAGTATTTTTTCTTTCTTTATCATACTGTTCGTTATAAATTTTCTTTTCTATTTTTTCTATTTTTTTATGTTGAGTACAATAAACTTCTGTTTTATCTATTAAATTATTACACCCAATTTTTCTACAAATTCTCTTAGGCATACTATTCTCCTTTTTGCAAGTTTGAAGTTCCAATCTATCATATTGAGTTTAACTATATAGGAAATTGTGTTAAATTCACACGTACTCCTCAAAGCACTTATATCACTAGCTTTCTTCTCTTTCTCAATTATCAATTTAACATTATCTCATTATGTTAAGTTAAAGCTTGTTTTTAACAGATTTAAGCTATAAAAAACTCATATCTTTAACTGATTTATCTAGTTCATCTTGAAGAATTCCAATATATCTTAATGTAACTCTTTGGTCACTGTGATTGAAAATTTCCATCAACTTTACAATATCTTTATGAGATTGATAATGCCAATATCCAAAAGTTTTTCTTAGCGTGTGACAAGATATATGAATGTCAAAGAGCTCACCAAGTTCTATTAGAATTTGATAAGCTCTTATTCTCGTTATAGGATTATTACTGCCTTCTCTACTTGTGATTAAATACATGTAGTTTTCTTTTCCTTTGCAGTACTGATTTAATTCACCTCTAAGTTCTTTATTTATATAAAACTTTTTATTTTTTCCAGTTTTCTTTTCTATTATTGAAATATGTGAATGTCCTCGAACATCTCTAACTCTTAATCTAAGAATATCTGATATCCTTAACCCTGTATGTATTCCAATAAAAAATAAAATATAATCTCTTTTGTTTTCTCTTTTTAAATATCCTAAAATATCTTTTATTTTTTTCTTACTTCTAATAGGCTCAACACAATTCAATTACATCACCTTCACCTTCTCTCTACAAATATAAAAAAGCACTCAATTGAGTGCTTTACTTATTATCTAGCTTATTATTTATATCACTTAAAAGTTTTATTATTAAAAAGTTTTGCTCAGTTATTGCTCTTAAACAACTTATTTTTGCTATATCTTCATCTTTGCCAGTAATACTTATTCCAAAATCCATTAAACCTATTCCGGATAATCCTGTTAATATATCCCTAACACTTTCTTTATCTTTTAATTCTAAATTTTCAAGTCCATATTGCTTCATCTTTTTATTTAATTTTTCTAAATTCTTTTGTTGTTTATCATCTTTTCTTCCACTAAATAAACCCATGACATTGCTCCTATCTAAATAATATTATTTTATATATTATTCTTCATAAAAGACAATATTCCTTTTTATCTATTTTGTTTCCAAGCCCCTCTACTTCTCCTGTATGTATGTCCCTCCTGCATTAACTTTGAAAAATCTAGAGTACTTTCTTCTTTAAATTCTATTAGTTTTTTCTTGTATTCTTCATCCTTAGTTAATCTAACTAAATTATTAACTAACATATAGTTTCTAGGTAGCTGCTTCTTAATCGCTAGATCTATAAGTAACTTCCCAGTATTAAAATTTTTAATATGTGTATGTCCATATTTAAATTGTTTTTCTATATTTATAACTATAAAATTATTACATACAGGAACTATTATATATTCTTCTTTCTTATATACCTGGTTCATAAGTTTCACCACCCTTATTTTTTTATGAATAGAATCTCTTAGACTTTTCTAAGTATGTTATATGTATTTATTTTATTTAAACAAATACATAATAAAAAAATATGACAATGAAATATAAACTAATGTACTAATAAAATTTAATACTCTATCTCTTATCTTCTCTTGTGTAAATGTTTGTATAAGTTTTATTACTACATTTAAAGTTGTTATAATCAAACCCATCCAAGCCAATATTTTCATAATATCACCTTCTTTTTTTCGTAAATAAAAAACACCTGAAGTTTTAACTCCAAGTGCTATCAAACATTTTTATATATCTATATAAAGTCATTCTGCTAATTCCTAATATCTTAGCCATATCATTTTTAGTTATTTCTTTTTTTAATACTTTTTTATAATACTTTTCAAAATCTTTTGGAAGAGTAGCTTTTGGTCTGCCTAACTTCACTCCATTGGCCTTAGCATTTTTCAATCCTTCTTTTACTCTTCTTTGTATTTTTTCACGTTCTTTCTGTGCTACATATCCCATTATAGAAATAATCATGTCTTGTAATACAGTATATAATAGTTCATCATTTATGCCTTGTAATATAGGAAGGTCTAATATTACTATTTTAATTTTTTTGTCTTTAAAATATTGAAGTTCTTTTTTTATTTCATCATAATTTCTTCCCAGACGATCTAATTCTTTTATTACAATAACATCTCCAGGTCTAACTACTTGTTTCATTATTTTATATTGAGGTCTATCAAAATTTTTTCCAGATATTTTATCCTCAAATATACATTCAAATTTTATATTATTATCTTTCTCATAATTTTTTAGAGCATCTAATTGTCTAGCAATATTTTGACTTAAAGTTGAAACTCTTAAATACCCATATATTTTACTCATATTATCCCTCCTAGTATAATTTTATTATACTATGTAACATAAAACTTTTAAATCTTTATGTTACATTTAAAGAGGTTTATAATTGAGTTTTTATGTTAATTCATTGATATATATACATTGTAAGTAACATATAAAATATCTATAGTTTTTTGATACATAAAAAACACTAGTTAGATAATAACTAGTGTTTTTATGGAATTTTGTTGGCGTAAATATTTATTTTTCTCACAATATAATTATAACATTTATTCTTAATTTTAAAATTCATTTTTAATGCATTTTTAATGCACGTTTTTTAATAGTTCTTCCCATCTTGCAACATCTTCTACCAGCCTTTGTCTTTGTCTTGTAGCTGTAGATTGTGCCATCCCTAGTTCTTCTCCAACTTGCCAATCCTTTTTACTCTCTCCATACTTTAACTTTAAAAATGATTTATCTTCTTCACATAAGTCTTTTACATTAAGTTCAATTATTATATTGTCTGCTTCTATGCTTCTTATTTCTTCTTCTAGTTCACTTATTTCTTCTTCTTTTCTTGCCTTTTCTTTTATAAGTCTATCATTAATTCTTATAAGTGTTCTTTCCGCATAGCTTGAATAATCACTTGATGTTTGTACCTTTTCTTCATATGTTATTGCTCTGCTTTCTTCTGGAATATCAATATCTACATTTTTTATTTTTCTCTCAATCTCCACTATCTGATTTTTTAATAAAATTATCTTTCTTTTCAAGCTTTCTATTTTTCTATCTTTTCCAAAATAATTGTATAGCTTTTTTTCAGTCTTTCTAAAAATATCTTTATCTATCATAAATTTCCCCCATTATTTTTTATCTATTTCTATTAGATCTGGTCTATTTAATTTTTCAGTATCTTCTTTTGTATTGTCTTTAACTACAACTAAAATTAATGCTTCTAAAAAAATTACTATTCCAGATATAACAACCAATGCTGCTAATGCCCACGCCATCAATTACACCTCCTCAGAACTTGTCCACTAAGGCTATATATAATTTTATTTTTAAAATCTATTTTTGCTTTTACTCTTTTTCCTTCTTTTAAGTAGATGCAAGATACTCCATGTACATAATCTTCCTCAAACAGTTTTAATTCTCCATCTAGTAACTTATTTAGTTTTTCCCTCCATTCCACATCCTTCTCCCCCTTAAAATCCTTATATATGTTCCATTATTGATTTTCTTATATCTATTAATTCCTTTATTCTTTTCTTATTTCTTTTAGAGCCTTTGCGCTGTTCTTTTAATATTTCTTTTCCTAAATTGCAATATTTTTTAGCATTCATCTTATAGTAAGAATTATCTTTTACATCTTTCCAATTCCTATATTTAATCATCTTATACCCTCATTTTTAGTTCTTGGTACTTCCAACCCTTACTCTCTTTTACTACTCCACCTTTAACTACTTCTTTTTTCTCCTTCTTCTCTTTTTTCTTTTCCTCCATTTCTTCTCCCCCAAATCACTATCATTTGAATGTCATATGAGAATATGATTTTATAACAATACTCTCATATGACATTAGTATCTATTAAATTAATATCCCTGCTCCTGTCTCCTGTAGTTTTCTTTATGTTTCTTTAAGTAAGCTTCTTGTAACTCTTCTAATGTAAATCCCATCATTAAAATGCTATATGCTAATTCTACAATAACTATTAACCATTTTTCTTTTTCTGCATATTGAAATAATAAATTAAATTGAATTATTAATTTTTCTCTCAATACAGTGTAATCACTTTCTTTTTTTATATCTAAACCTTTTGAAATCATATTGTTTGTCTTTTCCAGCTTTACAGTTTCTATATTTTCTAAATTTATAATACTTAATATAAAATGTAATACATCTGCTGCTTCATCCAAAATACGTTCCTTGCTTTCTGGTCCCTTATTGCTCCAATATTTAAAACAGCGTGTTGCATTTGCTAATTCAGCTATTTCTACCTTTAAAGCTAAAATTCTACTTTTTAAAAACTTTTTATCATACGGATCTCCTAATTCTTTTTCTTTAGATATAAAACTGTCTAACTTTTTTTGCATACTTGCTAACTTTATTAAATCCACAACTGTTCCCCCTATCCTATATGTGCCATACCACAATAAAAATCTCTTATTAAAAAGCTTTCTTTATAGTGTTTTGATTGAACTGTTATAAAGTTTTTATTTTTACTTATAACCTTTCCTCTAAGCTTATTTATTTGCTTGTATTCTCTAGTTGTAATTAATACTTTTTCTCCAATATTAATTTTAAAATTAAATTCTTTCATTTTTCTTCTTCCGTTACTCTCTAGTTTTGCTTCTGCTCTAAGCATTTTTATATCTCTACTTTCTTTTTTATTTAACCCAATTGTTTTAGCTTTCGCAGCAACAGCATTAACACTCCTATTAAGTTTTCTTGCTAATTTTTCATAAGTCATTATATTAATATTATCTTCTAAAAATCTCTCTTGTTCTTCTGTCCAAGTCTTTTTCCCCATTTTCTTTTCTCCTTTCTTTCACTATAGCTATAGCAAAATTTACTGCATGCCCTTTGTTGTATAATCTTATAACTTCATCTATCTCGCTTTTCAATTCCATATACTCATCTCCTAAAATGGTGTATCTTCTCCATCATTTACTGGTATTACATCAGGATCCAAATATTCTTCACTTGAACTAGAACCAGTACTTTGACTACTATTTTTAGAATCTAAGAACTGTACTTCATCAGCCACTATTTCAGTTATATATCTTTTATTTCCATCTTTAGCTTCATAGCTTCTAGTACGTATAGAACCACTTACCCCAATTTTACTTCCTTTTCTAACATAGTTTGCTGTGTTCTCCGCTATTTTTCCCCAAACTACGATAGGTAAAAAATCTGCTTCTGGTTGGCCATCTTTTTTATATCTACGATTTACAGCTAATATAAATTTAGTTACTGCCTTGCCAGCTCCTGGTGTAAATTGCAGTTCTGGATCCTTAGTTGGTCTCCCAATAAGTACAACTCTATTCATTGTATTTCCCCCTACTTTTCTATATAATTTGAAACATGTTTTATAACCATATTTATAGTGCCATCACCATTTCTCTTTATTTCAAATCTGCTATTATCGTTATAAGCATCTTCATTTAAATAAATATCTATATCCTTATCAATTTTAAGTCTTATTCTTTTAAACTTCTTATCCACCCATTCTTTATCTACAGCTACTTTTTCAACTCCGCCTTCTTCTTTAATAAAATTTACAAAGCTTTCTTTACCAACCGTTTCATCTCCAAACAACTCTTCAGCAATTTCTTTTACGTCAAACTCTTCTTTCTCTTTTAATTTATCTTTTATAGTCTTTCTAACCTTTTCTTGCATTTCTGCATTTTCTTTTAAATTTGTCCTTGTCCATCTTTCTGCTGCATGAACAAAACTTTTTGTTAAATCTCTTTCGTTATTTATTAATTTGCATCCTAAATAATAGTTTGTAAAATAACTAGATCCATATTCTTCACTTTTCTTATTTTTAGTTTGTTTATCTATGACCATAAGATCATATTCATTATCATCTCTAATTGGCTTAATAAAAGCACATTTATTTATTTTTTGCCCACTTGCTGGTAATCCTGTATGTTGTGAAATTATATTAATATCTATTTTTTCATCTATAACCTCTACTGTGTGAAAATAACTTTTTACATAATCCATTTTCATAACTCCAAGCATTGAACCATACTCTGTAGATATATGAACCACAACAAAGTCACATGATGATATACTTCCTTTTGACCTCATGAGTATAAACATTTGTTTTGCAAGCTCTTTTGAAGCTTCTAAAAAATCACACTCTTTATTTAAAAATTCCTGTGAAATATCTTTAACAATATTTCTTTCCTTATTAAAAACAGCATATTTAAGTTCTTCATCTTTAAAACATTTTTGTATATGCTTAGTTAAAAATGTATATACCTCATCATTTAACTCTAACTTATAACCATTTAAAATTGGTTCATCAGCATTGTTATCAAGAACATGTACCACAGCTTCATTTATGGTTACGTCATTTATATACTCCATTACTTTTCACTCCTTTTAACATTAGGATCTATCAATTTTAATTGAAGCCCCCTGAAGGATAACCCCATGAATTCGCTACTTATATGATGCTTTAACTCTTCTTTTGCTCCAGTTACATCTAAATCTTTCTTAAAGTCTTCTAAGCTTTTGTTATTGTTAAAGCTAACTTCCATGTTGTTTTTCACATTTCTATTAACTTTTTTTATTTCTTTAGTTATTACTGCTCCAGTTGTAACTATTGCTGCTGCATTTACTAATAATGCAATTGCTACTATGTTCATTTATATTTCCTCCTTTAATTTTTGTAAACATTCCTTACAAATGTTCTTGCCTTTATAGTTAATTACATCTCTAGCATTTCCACAGAATATACAAGCTGGCTGATACTTCTTTAAAATTATCTGTTCTCCTTCAATAAAAATTTCCATGCTTGTTTCATTTTCAGCAATATCTAAAGTTCTTCTTAATTCTTTTGGTAAAACAACCCTGCCTAGCTGGTCCACTTTTCTAACTACTCCTGTATTTTTCATTTTTAATCCTCCTATTTACATTTTTATATTAAATTTTAGGCTATCGTACTAAACATATAATTTTTATTAGTCTACTTCCTCATTTAACCATTCCAATTGTGCTTTATGTCTTTCTTTCCACCATGCTAAATCAATATCATAATTTTCTTGTATATATGCAATTATCATTTTGAGAGATTGTTCTTCAGCACCTTCTTGTACATTAAGCTCTTTATTAAACCACTCATATCTTTTCATATTTTACCCTCTTATTTTGCATAAAGTATGCCACCCATACATGTCTTTACAATCTCCATATTCTCATAACCTTCTTTTTTCCAATTTAAATTTCTAACAAGATTATCTACATCTTCTCTATCTATTCTTAAAAGTTGTTCTATCTCATCCTTGTGATAATATTTCTTGCTAAATAATTTAAATAGCTTCTTTTGCAAATACAGCTTAGATCTAACATCTAGTGCATATCTACTATGTTTAGAGCATAAACATACTTTATTTATTGGTGCTTGTGACATTACACTGCATTGATTTCTTTTTATTATGTCATGTACCTTTATGTCTAAATTTTTTCCACAAACCTTACACTGTTCCATTATCAAATTTCACCTTCCTTTATTTTTGCGAATTAAATTTCATGAAAACTAACCAATGCGTCTTTGCTCTTTTATTTCCCAATAAAGGTTTATGATCTATAACCTTTAAAATTTCTTTTAGCTTTATTTGTTCCTCATTCCACTTAAAAATTAATACTCCATAGTTGTCTAAAACTCTCATGCATTCTTCAAACCCTTTTTTAATATCTATTGGCCAATCATTATTTAACTTTCCATATTTCTTGGCCAACCAAGAATTTTCTCCAACTTTAATTAAATGTGGTGGATCAAAAACTACTAGCTTGAAAGTATTATCTTTATATGGAATATGTCTAAAATCTCCTACCACATCTGGTTTAATTATTAATTTTCTTCCGTCACATAATGTATCTTCCAATTCTCTATTATCCATAAAAATTGCATCTTTATTTTCTTTATCAAACCAAAACATTCTGCTTCCACAACATACATCTAATATAGGCTTTTCCAAACTCTCACCCCTTCACAATCTACTATTTTTGTACATGTTTATTTACTTCTGATATCTTCTTATATATATCTGCTATAAGAATTCCTGTTCTTGTTAAATTAGCATCGTTTTTTATTAACTTCTTTTTATTCAATATTAATAACTGGTGTTTTGACACTAATATTAAATTATTAATATTAAAATTAGCTCTGTTACCATCTCCAAATATGATCATATGTCCTTTGGGAATTGGACCATTATGTTTTTCCCAAATTAGATGGTGTTTTAATCTCCATTTATTTGGTTCTTTTATTTTAATTTCTGTATATCCATCTGCTGTTATTCTTTCACTTCCTACTTCTTTGTGGTTATGGGGTTTATGTCCATTTTTAAACCATGTTTTTTCGCAGCCTTTGTTGTATACACCCTTAATTCCTTTATTCCATGGTTTATAACCTTTTGGGAATTGCCCAGTTAATCCACTTTTAAGTTTATGTCTTTTTTTAAAAGCTTCTATCTGGTTAATTGTTAAATTCAATAAAAAATGTTTGTTAAATTTAGCAGTAAGTTCCTTGGTGCTTATACCTTTAACATTGTTTTTTATAAAATCCGACTGTTCTGCTGTAAATACATGAGCCACTTTTATCCCTCCAGCATTTTAGGTAATTCTGTAGTTTCTCTTCCTAATGTTTCAGCTTGTACTTTTTTAGCGTTTAAAATTAATACTCCATTACTTATTATCTTATTAGCTACATCTGTAACTGCTTTTGCTCTGTTTATCTCTTGTTTTAATTCTTCTCCTGTTAAATCTTCATCACTCAATCTTTCTAATTGAGCAAATAAATGATTATTTAAATCACCAAGTGTGTTTCTCATAATACCTCCTATAACTATTTTAGTTTCTTTTTGTGCGAAATTACTTGTTTTTGTAAGTAAAAAATTTGCTATTTTTTAAGCATTCTTTCTTAGTTGTTACAGAAATGTTTAACTGCTTTCGAATAGCTTGTACTACAAGTATAACAAACTATATTGTCTTTGTTAAATGCTATTTAAGCATTTTGAAGGTATTAATACATTAAAAAGAGTTATTTGAACTAAATAGCTTGTATTTTCTTTTAATATAGCGAAATTACTTTCTTTTTTTATTGAATTGGTGTTTATAGGTATGATATAATGTTCTTGCGGCATACTTTATAATAAAGTATACTGATTTATAAAATAATTTGATATAAAGAAAAGAGAGGGTTACAATGGCAATTTTAAAGAAGGAAAGTAAAAAAAGTGAAATGAAAACATTAGGACAGAAAATAAGGGAACAGAGAAAATCAAAGGGTTTGACAATAAGAGATTTAGCACAACTTTGTGAAGTATCATCTTCATTTATAGGTTCTATAGAACGAGGTGATAATATGCCTAGCATGATAAGAATTAAGCAATTAGCACACATACTAGGTCTAAGCATAACTTATTTACTAGGTGAAAAAGAAATGGAGATAAATGAAAAAGAAGTGCTTGATCGTTTAAAAGATGGAAATGACAATTATGAAAATTTCTTAAAAAATCATGTATTTCCTAACGGATTAACTTATGACCAAATGTGTGATAAAATAAAAACATTTGAGCAGTTCCAAATTTTACTTGAAAATGCAAATAAAAAGAAATAATATATAAAATTAAACATACAGAAATAGGACAAGTTGAAAAATAACTTTATCCTATTTCTTTTTTTATTAAATTATTTTTTATTATCATACCATCCTAATAATTTTTTTTCTAAATCATTATAATCATAAGAACGCTGCTCGTAGTTATTAAATGAATCAACATTATTTTCTTTTTTATCTTCAACAATTATATTGGTTGTATTTTGCTTATCGATATTATTTAATGTCGCAAGTAAATAGGTATCATAATTTTTTATATCCGTAGAAACTGTAGAAGCAGTTATTATTGCTTTTGCTATATTCATATAATCATATACTAATAGTAATTTTTCTATAGTAGTACGTTTAACTTTATAATTACATTTTTGAGCAATACATAAAATGTATTTAATCTTTTCTTCTTCATCTGTAGAAGAAGAAGATTTATTATCAGTATTTGTTATATTTTTAGTATTAGTATTAATAAGTATTTGTTGTCCTTCCTTTTCTATATATAGTTTTTCTACTTGTACCTTTTGGGAAAGTAGTTCAAACGCAGATGTTTCCTTGCTTTCTTCTAGTTTTCCCTTTTGGCAAAGTAGTATTTCTTCTCTTTCAAGCACAATAGGAATTTGTCTTGTAAATTTACCTACAGTTATTTTTTTAGTTACTATGTTTCCAGTTTCATCTTTTAGATACTTTTCTTTTACAGAAGCAATAATAAGATGATCCTCAAAAGGTTCTTCTGATACTAGAGTTTCCCAATGATGAACCTTGCCTGTTTCCATATCGTACACTCTATACCTTTGCATATATTTGTTTTCTATTAATTCATTTATTCCACTTCTAACTGATTTTTCTTTATCTCCAAAACGGATTAAGTCTGATATATACACTTGCCAATCATTCGGTTTTGAAAGAATATATGTAGCTATTCCAAGTGCTTTATATGATAAATTTTTATTATTTATTAGATTATTTGAGATTTGAGCGAATTTATCTTCCTTTTTTGCTTTTCTAAAGATGCTTTGATTTAAATTGTTTATTGACATAAAAAGTCCTCCTATTATGTATCTAAAAAAGCTTACACAAATAAGAGGTTTTTACCTAAAATCTATTGACTATTATATATACATATAATATAATTATGTATATAATAAGTATATAGAAAAAGGTTAAACCTTTATTGTGCATCCGTATCAATTTTAGCGGTCAAACTAATGGATTGATACGGGTTTGTTCTTTTTTGATATTTATTTTTTATTTTCGATTATTTTTGTATTTATATTGTAATTTTACAACATAATATAATAGTTTGTAAAGCGCTAGTTAAAAAACTGGTGCTTTTATTTTTATTTTACTTTTTATGGGATTTATTATAACATAGTAGATATAGATGTTATTAATATTCTATTATAAATCTATTAGGAAAATATCAAGCACACATTTTATAAAAACTTAATATTATAATTATTATAAATCTATCAGAAAGCTATCATATTTATACTTGGAATTAGTTATAAATATGATACAAACTTTATTTTAATAGAAAAACAATGAAAATATATTAGAAATATGTTGAATAAGTAGCATAAAAAATATATACTATAAGTATTATTAGAATAAAAATAGTTTTCTAATAGAAATATATTAAATTGGGGGAAGTAATATGGGAATTGAAAAAGAAATACAAATTATAGGATTGGACATAGGAAGAGGATATGTCAAGGGGTATTCTGAAATAAACGAAATGAAGAAAGAAGTACTTTTTAAATCTATAATAAGTGAAGGAAGATCACTTAATTTTGATGAATTTGAAAATCCAATATATGTAGAAGCAGTTGGAGAAAAATATTTTGCAGGATTATTAGCTGAAAAGGAAGGGTATACACCTATTAGAAATAGTAAAGACAGCAAAGTATCTGATACAGTTGAAAAACTTGTTTACGCTGCATTAAATTCATTAGCAGTTAAAGAAAAAGTAAGTATAATGTTTGGTGTTCCTTATAAGCTTTTTAAAAAAAGTACATTAGAAGAAGTTGTATCAAAATATTCTAATAAAAATATTAAAATAAAAGATAATATAACTGGAGCATATAAAAATATAACAATATGTAATGTAAGTATATTTAGAGAAGCTGATGCAGCAGCTATGTGGGAAGTTAGAAATAACATGGAAAATGCTAAACCTATTGGAATTGCAAATATAGGATTTAGAACAACAGAACTAAGTTATTTTGACAAAGGATTGAGGTTTAACGATAAATATTCTAAGACAATAGAACTGGGAAATAGAACTGCTTTAAAGATGATACAAGACCACCTCGAAAGTAATAATATAATGAAAGAATTACAAGAAATAGATAGTTCTGATGATTATGAAAATTTGAAAAGAAAAGCTTATAAAGTACTATCTGAAAGAGTTAGCCAAGATATTGAAGATAACTGGATTAACTTAGACGAAATGGAGATATTAATAGCAGGTGGAACTGCTAAACACATGAAATTTGATGAAGGATTTAGAATAATAGATGAACCTCAAATGGCAACTGCTAAAGGGTTGTACTTAGTAGGTACTAGAGTTTTTAAATAGGTGATATTATGAAAAAAAGTATAAGTTTTAATTTAGAAGAAGATATTATAGAAAAGATAGAGCAATATCAAAAAGAAAAAAGGCTAAGTTCCAGAAGTGCTGCTCTTGAAAGAATAATTTTATCTATGGATCATATTAATATTAATAACATGTTAGAGATTTTCAAAAATACATTACAAAATAATAATATAGATACACAAGTAAAAAAAGAAGATGTAATAGTAGAAGAACCTTTAAAAGAAGAAATAAAAAACAACAAAATAGAAAATAGTGTAAATGATATATTTAGTAGTATGCCCCAAGATTAACTTGGGGTTTTGTTTTGAAAAAGTATAGGTATTTGATAATTTTAACTAGTTTATTTATATGTAAAAAAATGCTCTGGAGTATATTCCAGAGCATTCAAAATATCATCTTATTGGTGCTGGTAATTTAGTTATAAATCTAGCATATCCATTTGTTGTTTTTATAAGATTTAAACTACTATACCTTTTCAAATTAAGCAAATCTTCTAATTGAAACGGTTGTAATTCTTCTTCTAATTCTTTATAATTTTTCTTATCTGTACCTTGCAATAACATATAAGATGCTCCAGAAGCTTTTAAAGATTCTCTAATAGTTTCTATTTGACTTAAATAATGTGCTGATATAATAAATTTAAGTTGGAATTTACGACATTGAGGTAATATATCTTTAAGCATATTTTCGCTTGTAGGTGCTTGAAATATTTCATCTAATAATACATGAGTTCTCAATGGCTTATCATGTATTTTACCTCTAATTTGAGAAGCTAACCAAATTTTTGTTGTGAAATAAGTTACTATTACATTTTTAACATATTTAAGTGGATATTTATGTTCTGGAATTTTAATTAAGATTACTTTCCCTTGTTCTAGTTGTTCTACAAAATCTATATTATTTTCTAAGGATTTATTAAACATAAATTTTAATTTGAAATCTTCTTTTAATAAATTTATTCTATCTAATATGTGTTCTATTTTACTATCTTTATTACTAAATCTTAGTGTTTTTACTTCTTTTGTTGTAGGGTCCTTAATTTCTTTTACTTCATTTAATTCATCTAGTGCTTTTATTTCATCTTCCAAAAACTTTTTTAAATTTTCTGGAGTTTCTTCATATAATTTATCTCTAGTAGCAGGATATTGTAATGCATTTATAACATCTCTAAGACTTTTATTTTCTTTTAAATGCACTATATTAGCTGCTGCACTTAAATACCTTCTCATTCTAGAAGTTAAAGGAGCACCATCACTGTTTATTGCATCTATTAAAGCCATATCTTGTTGTGCTATTAAATTAGCAGTTTCTAAAATTTCAAACTCTGTCATATTCTCCTTAAATTTAATTTCGTTGTAACCAAACCCTTGTAGGTCCTGTTCTTTTGACATATCTATAATTAGTAGCTTTTCTTTAGGTACTACTGTTTCAATATCACTAGACAACTCACAGTTTTTAATAAAATCTAAAACTATAAGGTTTTCTCCAGCTTTAATTACATCACTTGCATAATTTTTGAAGTATTCGGACTTTCCAGAACCCTGTGGACCCATAACTACTAATCCTAAATTTGCTAAGTTTTTATCACTGCTCATATACGCTAGTTTCTTATTGCCTTTATAATCATTTTCTCCTAGTTTTATATATCCATTTTGCAATTCTTGTGAAAGTTGATTTTCCAGTATATTTCTATGTTGAATACAACTATATTTTTCTAGTAAATCTCTAGCTGGTAACTGGATAAAATTATGACATTCCTCTGTGCTTATTCTGTTTTCTTCAACTCTTGCAATTTTAAAATCAGTTGCATTAAATATATGTTTTTTAGAAATTTTTCTATATGAAAGTTCATTATCTTCTGAAATAGAGTTATAAGATTCCATAATTGAAATGATATTATTACGTTTCCTAATAATTTCTGTACTATCTGATAAAACTAAAATTTGAGTATTTAAGATAGTAGCTTCTTTTTTATTTAGTGTATGTGTAGAAAGTTTTTTATTAGAATTTAACAAACATGTTGCAAGTTCAAGCAAAGTTTCCTTATTATCTTTTTTTATTTCACCTCCTATAAAATCCAGAATGCTTTCTGTAAGCATCTGCATAAATTCTAATGCATAAGTGAATATAGTTTTTATTATAAATGCACTACTTCTTTTTTCCCGTTCTAGAGGTAAATTTCTTTTGAATTTATTTAGAGTTTCATTATAATTCTTTTTCCATGACAATTGACAACAAGGCATGAAATTATAAAATATTCCTATACGATCATCATCTTTTAATATATCCAATACATTTAAAATTTGATTAAGAGGTGTATTAGATTTTTTATTGATATTTAAAGATAAAGCATCTTCTTTTTTATAATTTAATTGATATTTAAGAACATCTTGAGAAAAGGATTTAACTTCCTTTACTTCTTCTATAGTTATTTGTGACCAAGTTTGAAGAATTTTATCTTTTATAAGAGTTGCATATTGTTCTGGAACTATAAAATAAAAACTAGTATTATCTTTTGTTATATCTATAAAATAACTGCACTTTACTTGTGTTTCTATAAAATATTTTTTTTCAACCTTTTTAATTCTCTGATTAATGGTTTTATACATACTTTGAATTGATTTTGCTATATTGGAACTATCATAATTTCTTATAGATGAATGTGGAATAAGTTTTAAATAAATATACTTTGGTTTAATTATTTCAAAGTAGTTAGATATTTTAATACTAACTTTTTTCTTAAACATATTACACCTCCATAAAACTTGCTATTGCTTGTATTAATGCGTATCCAGTAATACTAATAGGTATTAACTTTCTTCCTTTTTTGCTACCACACATATATAAAAAGATTGAACCAAAACATATTACCAAAGCTATGTTGTAAGAAGCTCCTGCACCTTTTAAAAATAAGACCTTACAACCTTTAATTGGATGAAACATATAATAAAATCCATTTACAAGTGTATCTAAACTATTTTTTATTTGATTTAAAGTTTCTAACACATAAACTCCTCCCTTAAGCAAATATATCCTTTATAATATCGAGAATCCAAGGCAATAGGTAAAGACTACTAAAAGCCAAAGCGTATTTTGTAATTATTTTAGCAATACTTTTTGTATCTCCTTGAAGCAATTCTTTTATAATGCTAGTAATACACATAATAATACAAGTCCAGTAACCAATAGTTCTACAAATTCCCAAAATAGTATTTCCAGCTTGATCTATTTTTGCAACGCTAGCAGTTGATTTTGCTAATGCATTCTTGCAATATAACATATTTGCTAATACGAAAATACTTAGCTTTTTTAATTTTGAATTATTATTAATTTCTTTTGCTATTAGCTCCAAATTATTTAATTTCTTTTGTTCCTTTCTATCTTTTAAATTCTGTAAAAAACTAGAATGGTAAACACAAATTATCTGCATAAAAACCTCCTTATTGTAAATAATAAAAATAAATTGATTCGGAAACGAGGGATATAAAATGGATGTATTTTTTGCAATTACATTATTCATGGGTGGTATTCAAGTTGGAGCAGAAACAGTTTGTAAATTTTTAGGAATGTAAACAATATGTTAATAATTACAAAGTAAGTCGCAAAAGAGTAAACTTTTAGAAAGTTATAACATACGCTAGGAGTATACGAGGAAGCGTAGCAAGGAGTAACTCATAGCTTTCCTAGGCAAAGCCTAACCATTAATGGAAGGCTTTGTTTTTATATATTTTTGATTAATGTTGGAGCAATTTTTATATAAAATTTACTCCTTATTTTCTTTTTGCTTTTTTAAATACTTTATATAGTATTCTATTGCATTTTTAATAAAGTTACTTTTTTCTTCCTGCCCCTGTACTTCTAAATATAAATTCATATCTCTAGTAGTTTGTTTAAAGCTAACAGGTATTTTAGGCATATATTTTAATACCTCCTTACATCTTATTTAATACTAATGTATACAAAAAGGGTTCAAATTGTTACTAATTTCATTGACAAATTAAATAAAAATATTTAATATTTATATATAATTAACTATGTGGTATGTAAATTATGTTTATTATTATATTTACAATGAACTTTTATATTAACTATGTGAGAAGTTATTTTCTATAAAAAAAACAAGGATACCTAAAATATAGTATCCTTAAAAATTATTATTTTAAATAAGTTTTATATAATCTGCGCTTACATATCCTCCGTGTGATCCATAATAAATTTCATACCAATTTCCAACCTTTTTAAAAATCTTAACAGTATCATTTTTATTTAAAATTCCTAAAATATTATTATTAGTTGTAGTGTCCATAGCACTTCTTATTCTTACTCCGTTTCCTGTGCAAGAACCTATGCGGCTATCTAAAGAACCACTAGAGTTATTGCTAGTTGTTGTAGCTTTACCATTTTTGAAATTATTTAATGGGAAATACTTCCCTGGGCAATTAGAACTTCCAACCTCTCTATGTCCATATATACCCATGTTTCCATATTTATTTTTGAGATAAGATATTAATTGTAATCCAGCATTAAATTGTGTATCAGGCATGCTTTTATCCGTATTATGATAATCACCCTCGAATGCAATACCAATAGAATTTTTATTAAATCCCTTGCAGTGTGAACCTAGTGTCCACTCTGGTCTACCTCTATAAATAGAACCGTCTTTCCTAATATAAAAATGATAGCCTATACCTACCCAGCCATTTCCTAAATGTAATTGATGTAGCCTTTCTATGTTCCAGCCAGTACATTCAGTATGATGTAGTACAATATTTCTCGGACTATTATTGTTAGGTAATCCATTTCTAAAATTTAAATTTGTATCTATAATATTCATAAAATTACTTCCCTTCATATCATATTGATTTAAATTATAATAGTTTATTAATTTTAAAATCTTATCTATATAATTAGGATCACTTGTATATCCTCCATTAAAAATTGCTTGTATTTGCTCCTTATAGTCTTTAGCCGTAAAAACACTTGCTTCTACATACCATTTCTTTTTCAAAAACAAAGCATGATCAAGTATACTTTCTGACCAACTATTATAAATCCTAAAAGGTTGTTTAACAGTAATTATTCCACTGCGTGTGTATTCTCTAGTATCTATATTAGCAATAGGTCCACTCCAATCTCTTAACGCTTTAATTCCAAAAAGGTTATTATATTTTTTAGCTAAGACACTTGAACCCCAGCCACTCTCTAATATTGCTTGTGCTATAGATACACTAGCAAATATTTTATATTTAATTTGTGTATCTATAGCACTATCTTTTATTTTATTTATAAATTCTAGCTGTTCACACATACATTACTCCTTTGAATTTATTTTTTATTTGTACTTTGTTTTACAAGTTGATTAGCATAAACAGTTACACCTGTTACTAAAACACCTTGAATAATAGCACTTGCATTAAAGCCCATCAATGCAGTAGCCCCAATAACCCCAAATATAAGAAGCAGCCATGGTATTACCCAATCTTTAATTTTTTCTGTTGATTTAAGCATTATACCTAGTATGTATAAAACAGGTATTAGTATAAAAGATTGTTGTACTATGTAATTCATAATATTTACTTCCAAAATATCACCTCTATTTTATTTTTTCTTTAATATCCTCAACATCTTTTTTTATTTCCTCAACCACATTGAATTTATCAGTTAATTTTCTTATGATGCCTTGATAGTTTTCCTCTCTTTGTTCTTGCTTAGCATCTCTTTTCTCTTGCGCTCTTAAAATATAAAATATTAAAGCTACACTAAGCGCTGCCCATACACCTTGTGATGATGCAAGTTTTAAGATCTCATTATCCATTCGTCACCTCCATATTTTTGTATTGAACGAAATTAGTTGTTATTTAAATTATATCATTTTTAGAAAAAACATAAGATAATTGGTAATTCACACTAGAATTTCTCTATAAATATGATAATATAATTAATAGGAGGGATAGATTATGGAAATTAAATCTAAAGAAAATTTAAAGGGAAAAAAGGTTTATGGGAAAATATGGTTTATAGTGCTTATGTTAATTTTTTTCTTCCCAGTTGGAATATATTTAATGTATAAATATAAAAAGTTTTCATCTAAAACAAGAGGATGTATTGTTACTATTATAGTTATACTAGGTATAATAGGGGTGTTTACAGAAGATAAACAAAAGGTATTTGATAAAGAATCTAAGCAAATAACGCAAGAATATAAAGAAGAAACTGGAGAAGAAGATATTCAAGATTGGCAAAAAAATATATCTCTTTATGGAAATATATTATCTAAAAAATTTAATAGTTTTAGTGATGCAGCAAATAAACTTGATATTGAAAAAATGAATGTCTATTCAAAAAGTATAGTTGAATACTCTTATAAGTTAAAAGAAGTAAAATTACCAGTTGAATATAGAAATGCTAAAAATAAAATAAATGAAGCTTGTGATATATACATTGAAATATATGGAGAAATGCCAAAGAAATGCATGGATATAGAATGGGTTAATAAAAGTGAACCTAGATTAAATAAAGCAAATGATTTAATTAGAGAAGCTTCAAAAGAGTTTAAAAGCTAGTAGAAATTAATCTACTAGCTTATTTTTATGTATTAATTGTTTTATTGTTTACTTCGTAATATTTTTCTATTACGCAATTAATCTTCTGTGTATTCTTGTCCTGTTATCTTTTTGAATTCTTCTTTAGTTATACAATTCCACTTACACGCTTCTTTCACTAATTCAAATTTTAACATTCCTTGTTTATAAAAAACATTATAAAAATCAAACATTATTTAACACCTTCCTTAATTTTATTTATTTCTATATTCATTGTTGCTACTGTACTAGCTAATTGAGTAGCTAACATATCTTTTTTCTTACTGTCTATAGTAAGTTTTGCTATCGTTTCTGTTAAAACTTCATTATTTTTCTTTAAATTTTCTAATTCTATTTCTTGTAGTTCTTCTTTTGTTTTTGGAATATATTTATATTCATAGAAAATTTCTTTTTTGATAGGATTCCAATACATTATTGGTTGTTTACACTCTATTTGTTTAGATTTCGGAATACTTTCTATAAGTACACCTTCTTGTTCTAATTGCTCTTTTGATTTATTCAATCCATTTTCTTTATCAAATGGTATATAATGTATAAACCCTATGCTATATTTTTCATCTGTTATTTTATTTAAATTACCTAAAAATATCATTTCATCACCTCTATATTTCTATTTCACATTTGTATTTGTTTAAAACCTGTCTATGATATGACCCTGCTGTTTCATATTCTAGTCTATATATATACCCATCATTAGATATATCCCAATTTATCGTAGTATAATCCTCTGGATAAGAACTACTATAAGTAAAATTGCCTAGAGAAATACTTAAATTAGAATTTACGATATAAACTATTTCATTTTTATTTAAATTTAATCTATTATTTTTATGTTTTTTATCTATATATCCATATTCACCTTCGTGATTAGATTTTAAATTAAAATCTTTATCGAAAATATAAGTGTAAAAAGTAGAATCACTTGTACTTCCAGTTGAAAACAGACCAATTGCACATATATAGTTATCATTTACATTTATTTTTTGAAGATAAATACTACTTCTATCATCAATATTTGTTTTTACAGTTTTTTGGAGTGTGCCATCTATGCTATATATATCAATTTCGTTACTATAATATTTTATATAATACGCTAGATTATCATATACATCTAAAAATGTATAATTCTTTTCATTTTTAAATTTTTTTATATATTTATCAGCTTTTAAATCATATATGGATTTCGTAGTAAACAAAGTATCATTTTTAGAAATACTAGGTGACTCACCTGCAACACAACATAAAAATTTTAAAGTATCTTTATTAAAAACAAAGCAATAATCTTCTCTGTTCACCTCCCCTTCTACGACTAAATATTTATTGAATTGAGAAATTGTACCTAATTTAGATCCGCTATCAACACATTCAGTTTTTATTGTTTGAAAATCATTTGCGGATACTATATTTATATAATTAGAATTAGTCGTTGTATAAATTTTAGAACTATCTGTGTTATCACATGAAAAACTTGCTAGATGTTCAACTTTATCGTATAAAGATGAAATTTTTTTTATATCTACTTTAGGGTTTAAAGTGTTTAAATTTGCAAAATTATATATTTTTTTTGTTTCTACTGTTTCTATACCGTTTTTCAATTCTTCAAAGCTTGCTATGTCTTTACTTTTAGAAACTTTTCCACCTCTGTCAATAATGGTTGTTTCTAAAAGTTTTTTTCCATTACTGACATAGGTAAAATTTTCCTTAATATCTTTCTTAAAATCTTCATATTGCGAATTAACTTCTTGCTTAAAATCTTTAATTTCTTGTGTAGTTTTTCTTTCTAAATTTGTAATTTTACTATCTGTATCCTTCTTATTTTCTTCGAGTGTAGCTTTAGTGTTATTTTTAAATTCTTCAATTTCTTGTGTGTTTTTTATTTTTAATGTTTCTATATCTTTGCTATTTTGAAAAATCCCTTCCTCGAGGTGATTAAGATTTTCAGCGTTGAGGTTCGATCCTTCTTCTTTAACGCCTGTATTATCTTTTTCTATAATTGTCGGTTTACCATCAACTAAATAAGTAGTTGGCTTTGTATCTATTCTATCTTTAAAATTTATTTTTTTATAAACCACTATTTTTCACCTTCTTTCATGAATAAAAATGGAAATTCTATTATAATTTCATCATTAGTTTTTTGAAAATTTAAAATTTTTGTGGCATAAACAGTTTTGTTCTTACCTATCAATTTAAAATTATCAAATGTACCAATTTCCGAACTATCTATTTTAAATAAAATCTCAACATTACCATTTTTAACATATGATTTAAATATTTTTTTCTCTTTAGGAGAATCATTAACTGTATAAGTTAACTTTTCTATATCATTTAAAAATAAATTTGCTATTCTTTCTATTGCTTCTTCTGTCATTAAATATCACCTCCTTATATATATTTTATAATAAAATTCCCATCTTTGCAGAAATTGAAGTTATTCCACATTTTAAGAAATTTTGCTTGAAATAAAATGGATTACTTTTGATTTTTATAATTTCAATTGGATTTTTAAAAGTAATTTTATAAGGATTTTTAGTCATCTTTATTTTTTTAACAGTATCTTTAAAAGTAATGTTGGGCTTTAACTTTATTTTTACAGTTTCTTTATTGTTGTTAATTCTGTACTGGAGTCTTACTCCAGAACTAACTGCTGATTGAAGTTCTGGAATAAATATGGGTTTATATTTTTTTATTGTTTGTTTAGTTAAAGGAATAGATTGCATTCCATTACCTAAACAAGAAACTCCAGTGTTAACTGTCCCGCATTTTAAAGTGTGATAAGCATTATCTAATATATAATTTTTTAATTTATTAGAGCTTAAATTTACTTCTAACATAGCTGGCTCATGGGCTAAATCTTTAAATTGATACCCTTGTCTTATTCCTATAAAATTTTCTCCTAAAAAAGCACTAGCTAAATTATTTACATCTTCTATATATCCCCTAGAATTATTTTGCATTATTCTAGTTTTAATTCTATTTCTATATTTTTCATCATCTTTATATTTTTCAGTTCTTTTTTGTCCTACAATATCCCCTATAATATCAAGCCCATATAATTCAGCGTTGTTTATATCTCGATTATCAATAATTTCATTAAATACATCTATAAGTTCATCATAGAAAAATGATAAAACTTCATAGTATTTATTTATATTTTCTCCATTTTCAAGGTAATAAGGTAATAAACTTATTAATCTTTCTTTTGTATGCATTATTTCACCTCGATTTTTTCTAATTCCGTTGTAGCAACCTCTAAATCTTTAACGGTTATATTTTTATTGTTATAAGTTTTTCCATCTATGCTTACTTCAATATCTATATCTTCTATACCATCTATGTTTGCTTTATCTATGATGGAAATAATTTTATAAAGTATGATATTTTGACCTATTTTAAAGCTATCAAAATAAGCTTTAACAATATTTTTTATAGATTTATCACCATCTTCTGGATAATTAGTTCCTTTAGTTATTTTCAATTTAATCCATATATTTTTAAATTTAGGTCTACTAAATCCTATTAAATGCTTTTGTTTTTGGCTATCTTTTATTTCAACTATAGTAGTTCCATATGGTTGTATTCCTCCGGCGTATTTTTCAAATATTGCTTGTGCTATAGCTTTATCTTCTCCACCAAAAACAACTACATGAAATGACTTAGGTGGTACATCTCCTTTCTTTTCCATAGTGTAATTAACATCAACAAATACATCTTTAACTCCTGTTACTTCACTTATTCTTGCTTTTATGCTATCAAATATATTAGTAGCACGTAAACTTACACTTTTATCATATCTTTCTCTAAATTCTGGATCACTTTCTCTATATTCTCCATTTTCAGTTTTAGATTTATTAGTAACACTTTTAACTCCTAAAATTGGTTTAATAATTTCTGTAATAGTTCCTTCTGGAACGTTACTTTGTTCGCCTATTTCTTCAGCTATAATATTTATATCAACTGTACCACCTTCAGGTATAATTTTTGTTTCTATTGTGGTAAATAAGATGTTATCTTTTGTACCAATAATAAACCCTTTTGGTACTTCTATATCTTTATCTCCTGTAACTGTAATAATCCCTGTAGCCTTATTACCTTGTTTTCTTGCTATTCCTATGTAATTACCTTTGCTGCTTAAAATATTGCCTTCAGCCATCTTAGGAGAAGCACTATAAAAACTATGTTCAGCCACTTCCCATAATTCACTTAATAAATAAATATAAGGTAATGAGAATTGATACAAAGGGTCTTGTTCTGTAAAATCTATATTTTCTCCAAAACTATCTTGACTTTTTAATCTATCTCTAAATTCTTCTATAAGTTCAACAAAACTTTTCTTTTTAAAACCATTTTTAGTTATTCCATATCCATTAATCAAATTGAATACCTCCTACATCTATTATTTCATCATATCCTTTATATTTAATTTTTAAATTTATAGTGTCTTTTCTTGTTTTTTTATTAGTTTTTATATCTACAAGCTTAATTTTTTCTATATTATCATCTTTAGATAAACATTCTCTTATAGCCATTCTTTTTCTATCTTCACTTATTACTTTATCTTCTATGCTTAATACTTCTTTCATATTTAATCCTATATCGGCATTGTAAAATAACTCACCTAAACTAATTTGTAATAAACCTTTTGTTCTTTGTATTTTCTGTTCTAGTTCATCAACCAGTGTTAATCTTTTAGATGTAAAAACTATATCACCGTTTTCTATTTTTATAGATTTCATTTAATCACTCCTTTCTAAACCCATTCGACGGGTTTGAAATTATTCAGCGTATACTTTACTAGAAGTTGTATAGCTATTCCCATTTTCAAGCATTACTCTTTTAGTAGCATTTTCTCCTAATTTTATAGTGCTAGAATTTAATATAATATCACCATTGCTTTTTATTTTTACATAAGTATTAGTACCTTCTTTAGCTATTGTTAAATCCTCTGTAGCATTAAAAGAATTGTTTAAAAAATTAATACTTAATGGTAATGCAATAGCATCTTCTAATGCATGTGTTCTGCTTGTATTAGGTTTTTTTGTTTTACTATCAATTAATAAATTATCTATATCATAATCAGTAAACATAATAAGCATTATGTCGTTAATTTTAGGCTTGATTTTAATGTTATATCCTCCAATATTAAAACAGCCTATAGGCACATTTATAAGTGGAGTATAAGGCTTTTCAGTAGTAGGAAAATAATGCATAGGTTCAATAGTAGCAGTGTTATTTGTAGCATTATAAGACGTTATTTTACCTATCATAAGTACATTTAAATTATTGTTCATATTAATTTGAAAATTATGAAATAAATTAGCAATATTTTTCATAGTGCCATGACCTCCACTTCTGTTGTAAAATCGCTTTTATGTTCTCCTTCAATAACCATTACCGTTCCATTTAAATTAGTAGACTCTACTTGTATTAAACTGTATGGAGCAATAGCATGATTAAGCAACATTTCTATTTTATGTGTAGCAACGCTATCATTTTTATCTATCTTTTCAACTTTTATAAGTCCTGTTTTAGAATTTAATAAAAATCCTAAAGTTATTCCCTGTTTTTTAGGTATAACACTTATAGAAGGACCATGCACAAGCAATCTAGAGTCACTTTCTATTACAACACGCCTCAATACATCTATTATTTTTCCATATGCTTGAAATCCTCGTGAATAAGTTAGATTGTTAGTAGGATTATTTATATTAGCTTTTAAATTTCCAGCTGATTGTAATAAATCTTTAACTAAATAAGTTGTAGTTGCACCTGGAGCATATGTATAACTTATGGGTTTATTTAGATATTCCCAAGTTATATTTAAAGCTTTTATTTTAGTTACTGTATCTACTCCTTCTCGATAAGTTTCTACATCTGTTATAACCCCATCTAATATACTTCCTAAATCATCACCATACCCAGCGTTTAATACTATTCCGTTTTTTTTATTGATCCTTGCAATACTATCTGGACTAAGATTATATATAGATACTTCCCCTTCGTCTGGGATAGTATCAGAATCAAATTTAATATTAAATTCCATATGTAAATCTGGAAAATTATATTTCCTAGTTGCAATTATAGCTTCAGCTTTTCTTTTAAATTGTTCATTCATTTAAATCACCTTCTAATTCTATAGGATTTATACAATATAAGTTTACTTCTTCTCCTAAATTATCAAATGTTAAACGTATTACATTGTTATCATTACTTCCAAAATATAAAAGTTCCTTTGGAAATTCTTCATTAAAATTATGTTCTTTATCTATATAAAATTCTTTAAATAATATTTCATTTAATACTGCTTTTTCTGTTGCTAATACTTTATCATTTAATTTCAAAGTAACAGTTAGAAAATCAAACATAAAATTATAATCTATTTCAAAAGTATATATTCTATTAGATAATTCTAGTTCAAATTCATAGGGTATCATGTTTTTATCTATATCTATAATTTCTATAGTAGTCACCTCCTAAAATCTATTTCTTATTTTTTGCAATACACTTTTCTTACCTTTAGAACTATTTTTAACTGCTTTTTTCGCTTGCCTTCCTTTTTTAGTTTTCTTTTTCACTTTAGTTTGTGCTTTTTTCTTTTCTTGTTCTTTAGCTTTTGCGGCTTTTTCTGCTGCTTTCTTTTTATCTTTTTCAGCTTGTTTAATTGCTTGTTTAGCTTCTCGTTTTGCATCTTTTTTATCTTGCTTAGCATCTTGAATTTGCTCTTTTAATTTTTCTATATCCGGAATAGTGAATCCACCTGTATTTATATTTACATAACTTTTTTTAGTTACTTGTATTTGCTGTAGTGTCATTTCAAATTCAATACCGTTTCTAAGAGTATTTGTATAAGTGTTTCTAAAACTTGTAACTACAACATTTCCCCAGTGTTCCATGCCTATGTATGTTACTACTTGCTTATCTTTCCATATCTTCCTAAGTTCATTTATATGCCAATCTGGTAAAACTTTTCTATGAAATATTGCACCTTTTATATTTAAAATTATTGGTTTATTTTGAATATGATCTGTAATAGTAGAACCATCCTCAACGGGTTTATCAGTTACTTCATTCTCGAAATTCACTTGTTCTTCTTCTACTAAGTTGAAATAAATATCTCCGAGTTTACACCATGAATCCATGTTTTCACCTCCTATCTTTATTATACTAAAAATAAAGAAAACCCTCTTAAAATGAGGGTTTATATACTTCCATAACCTAATTGTAAATTTACAGTTGAAAATATACTTTCTATTTGTTTTCTTACTTCTCGTGCTACTTGTTTAGGATCGTTAGTACCATTTATATTTATAGTTAAATTTACATTAGCTGGTGTTTCTGGTTTAGCTTCTTTCCTGCCTTGTTCTCTAGCCATGGAAACACTTTTATCATGTGGAAATACTCTTGAACCTCCTGGAAGGTCTATTATTTCTCCACCTTTTTCATGTACTTGAACTATACCACCTTGCCAATTATTTGTACCCTTTGCCAAACGTGGTATTTTGGGGATATTTAAGCCATCAAATCCCTTACCACCTAAACCTGGAACCCAATCGGGTACTTTAAAATGAATTCCATTTATAGCACCTATTAAGGTATTAATTCCACTTGTAATAAAATTAATTACACCTTTAAATACACCTTTTATACTTTCACATATTCCAGAAAAAATTTCTTTTATTCCATTCCACGCCCTTGACCAATTGCCTGTAAATACTCCAATTATAAAATCTATAACACCATTAAGTACCGTTATAAGTCCTCCTATAACTTGAATTATATTGTTAAATATTGCTTTAGCACTTTCAAACAAAGAACTAAAAGCACCACTTATAACAGGCACTACATAAGACATAATAAAACTAGCTATTTCTTGCAATTTACTCCATAATTTTTGCACTTGCGCTCTAAATTTTTCTGAATGCTTATATGCATATATTAATCCAGCTACAAGTGCTGCAATAGCTATAACAGCTAAACCAATTGGACTGGTTAATAACGTAGCTGCTGCTTTTATTCCAGTTAAAGCTATTTTAAATCCATTTATAATAGCTATAACTTTTTTTATTGCTTTAAAAGCTACAAAAGAACCTACAATAGCCATTATAGCTGGAACAACTATTTTCTTATGTTTAGAAAGAAAACTAAAAGTTTTACCTATACCATTAGCAAAATTCGTTAAAACTTTTTTAACTTGTGGAATATGTGCTGTTATCCATCTTATAGCTTTTTGTAATCCCTTTCCATTGCCCTTAGTGCTAAATAATTCTATTTGAACATCTTGTATAGCACTTTGAAGTTCTAGTAAAGCACCTTTAACTGTACTATTCTGTGTATCAGCCATTTGTTTAGATGCTCCGGTACTATCTAATATTTTCTTCTTTAAATTATCATACTCTTTACCAGAACTTTTTAATAAGATATTTAATGCTCTAACATTTTCTTTTCCACCTATTGTTGCTAAAATTGCTTGTTGTTCAGCTTCTGTATAGTTGCCTAATTTCCCTTTTAAGTCAACTAAAATACTATTTAAAGGCCTTATTTTGCCATGTGTAGCTATATGTACTCCCATTTCTTTAAATAATTGTGCAACTTTGTCTTGTGGTGCAGTTAAGTTTAATAATACGTTTCTTAAAGCGGTTCCTCCTTCTGCACCTTTTAATCCGGAATTTGCTAGTATTCCTAACTCTGTATCTAATTCCGCAGTTGACATTTTAGCTTGTTTTGCTATTGCCCCAACAGTGAGTATTCCTTCTCCTAATTGTTCTATATTAGTATTAGTTTTTTGAGAAGTTTTTGCCATCTGATCCGAAAACATATTTAAATCTTTAAATTCTAGTCCCAGTGCTGACATTGCATCTGTTACTAAATCTGAACTTTTTTGAATTTGCATATTTCCTGCTGCTGCTAAATTTAATATTGATGGAAGTGCTTCTGTAGATTGTTTTACATTCCAACCAGCCAACGCTTCATAGTTAAGGGCTTCTGCCGCATCAGCAGCCGTATATTTCGTAGTACGACCTGCTTCCCTTGCTGCATTAGTTAAATTTTGCATATCTTTATCTGTTAAATTGCCCATCGTTGCGTGAACATTTGCCATACTTTGTTCAAAATCCATAAAAGTTTTAGCTGAAGCTTTTCCAAAATCAATAGCTTTTTTTATTACAAATGCTCCAGCCATAGCCTTTGCGACTTTTTTAAATGTACTTTCTGTTTGACTTGCAGTTCTATTTAAATCCTCTGTACTTCCACGGGTTCTTCGTACTGTATCATCTACACCTCTAGCACTTTCATTTATTCTAACAAATCTTCCACGAGCATCTCTAAGCCTACCATTTATATCTCTATAAGTACCATTTAAATTCCTAGTAGCACTATTTACGCCTTCCGTGCTTCCAGATATATTTCTTATATTATTATCAGTTTCTCTAGCATTATTGCTAGTTTCCCTTAAATTATTTTGAACATTATTTACATTGTTAGAAACTTCTCTAGCACTATTACTAGCATTTCTTAAGTTATTATCTGTATTATTTACACCACTAGCTACATCTCTAATACTACTATTTACATTTCTAGAGTTATTATTTAGTTCATTCATATTTCTATCTATGTTTTGTGTAGCCTGTTCAATACTGTTTAATTGTCCTAAATCGCTTTGAAAATTAATTGAATACACTAAATCTGTTAAACTATCCATTCATAAACCACCTCCTATGTCAAGTGATAAATAACAGTATATTCTACTATAATTTTATCACAAACAAAAAAAAAGACGAGGTTTTCTCGTCTTTTGGTGATTATTTGTCGTTTTAATTAAAAAGTTCTTTTATTTTATTAGAATCTTCTATTCCGCATATATAAAGAGTATGATTTCTTTCCCAATCCATTGCTGTTTCAACTTCCTCTAATTCGTTTAATAATTCACAATCTTTGGGTAAAAGTTTTCCTATTTCATCTAATATCTGCTTATGTTCTTCTAATAATTCATTTTTTTGTTCCAATTCAAATAATATTTCGTTGACACGTTCATTTATTATTTCTAATGCTGAATTTTTTACCATTTTATCTCCCCCATTTGTAAAATTATACTTTATTTTTAAAATTCAATAAGGTATAATATAAATTGTAAATTGTAAATTGTTCCAAAAAAAATAACATGTGTTCAGATTACGAACCTATAGAATATTATATTATAGAAAATATTTTGTGTCAAGTTTAGGAATCATAAGTTTTTTTTTCTATTTTATAGTATATTTAGGGGGAATAAAAATGAATTTGAATAAAAAAATAAGATACTTACGAGAAAAAAACAGTCTTGCGCAATCCCAAATTGCTGACCTGCTTAATAAGAGTAGACCAACTGTTGCTGGTTATGAATCTGGAGATAGAGAACCAGACCTAGAAACGTTAAAAAAAATAGCTGTATTTTTTAATGTTTCTACAGACTATTTATTATTTGATGAAAGAGATATTGAAATAGAAGGTGGATATATCTCTGAAAATACAGTAGAATATTCTAATGATGTTTTAGATGAGATAGATAATAAAAGAATTCTTGAAAAACACAGCATATTAACTTCTAACGTTGATAAAGCAAGAAGAAAAATGAACAAGGCTATTAAAAATAATGATGATGAAAAAAGAAGAAAATGGAATAAAAAATATAGAGAAGCTTTGATTGAACGTAAGCTTTTTGAGCAAAGTGAAGAATATCAAGCTTTTTATAAAATCTTTCTTGAAGAAATCAGAAGAGAAGCACTTAAAAAAATAATAGAACAGTAGTTAATTCTACTGTTCTTCTTTTTCTCTCTGTTTTTCTTCTATGAGATAACTTGCTTCAAGCATCTCATAATATTCTTCCTTACTCATTTGTTTAACTTCTGTCAATGTTATGTTTGGAAGTATTAAACTCCATATTCTCAACTTTTTCTTTGCATTCTCTCTCAACCTTTTTAAGGTGATAGCATCTGGGATTGTCACAAAAGTTCCTTAATTCTGTACTAACTTTAGTTATTAATTCTGTAGCATTCTCAGCCTTTTCTATTTGTTCTTTTAAATTTTTAGGACTAATAACTAATTCATCTATAAGCATTTCTGTAAGCATACCTACTTTATAAGCACCATTTTCCAAATTCAAAGCACTAGAAAGTATATCTGTAACTCTAAAAGGACTTATTTCTTGTACTACTACATTAACTTTCTTTTTTTCTTCCTTTCCTTCTTTATTTGTTATTATTTCTATATCAAAATTACTTTGTACCATATTATTCATCTCCCATTTCTAAATTAGGTACTAATATTACCCATTTTCTATCTTTTATTTCGTTACTTCTTGACCAATCAGCTTGTTTGTTAATAACACAATCTTTTCCATTAGCTTCACCCTTAGTTGTATCATTACCATCAACAACTTCTATATCAAAGGTTTCATCCTCTTTACAAATTCTATCAAATAAAGCATTTGAAGGACTATCTGTTTTCAATGAAAGTTCTATTTTACCAGAATCATCGTTTGTTGCCGCAAAAGTAGTATCTCCTTTCATTCCTGTATGTCCTTTATATTTATCGCTATTTTTACTACACTTTATCTCAGAACCTTTAGAAAAGCCTGTTACAAAGTGTTTTTCACCTTTATATGTAACTATAACATTAACTAACTTAGCATTATAAGCTTTCATTTAACCACCTCCTATAAATTCATGACAACAGAACCATTCACAACAGTTCCATGTATTGCTCCAGCTTCAACATACTTAAATGTAATTCCAGTTAAAATTCTTGCTTTTCTATTCTGTTCTGATATTTTATCTACTGTTTTATAATCTATTTTAAAATCACCTGTTCCCTCAGAAGTTTCTGCAATTATGCCTTTATCAAAGGCTCTATTCAAAGCAGTTTTTACTGCACTAACTATTTTTTGTATTCCATTATCTGTATAAGGGATTTTATCACTATTCATGAGTACATTTGCAATTTCATATTCAATTTGATTTTTAATATAATCTCTACTTTCAATTTGGTCTATATATATACCACTAGCCATTTTCCCATCATCTAATTGTGCAATCCCATATTTTTTTACATATGCATTCATATTAGATTTTCTAATTTTAGTTAATTCAGTATTTGTTAAAACATCAGCAGTAATATTATTAAGATGTTTAAATTTAAAAGTAAAACTTCCAGCAGTTCTAGTTGTTGCATATCCTACTGTTGCTGCATCTAATCTTTCATCACTTTTATCTTTTTTAAATTGTATACAGGTTCTGTTTTTACCAGAAAAATCTCCTTTTAAATTTTCTTTAACTACTGTATAAAATGTTTTCTCATTACCTTCTGCAAAATCACTTACAACTTTTATTAACTCTTCTGTTTTATCATCTAAAAGTATTCTGTAGAAATCATTATGTTCTGCAATAAGCGTATTTAATGCATCTTTTAGATCAGTAGCTTTTTTCATACTACTGCTTAAATTTTTACCAAAAATAGCAACCGTGTCCGGTCTAGGTTCTTGGCTTGCTAAAGTTTCTACTATTTTATAAATTTCAGTTTCAGTATCAAAATCTTTTTTTACTTCTGATATATCCTCACTTATATCAAATTCTTTATATTTATAATCTTTATTTGTAGCTATCACTAAAGTAAGACCAAAGCCAGCTATACTAATAGCTTTACTTGCATCAGTAATATCTACTTTTATATCACTACTCATTTATACAACCTCCTTTAAGTGTTACTGCAATTCTATTTCTTCTATTGTATCTACTTGTGTTTCTACAATATCTCCAACTCTTAATCTTATATCGAACCCCCATTTATACACATAACCTGTTTCTAAAATAGAAGTTTTATCAACTAATTTCGTACAATCTAATAGTATTATATCACATTTGTACGAAATTAGTTGTTTTTGAGTTTGTAAAAAAGACATAGTGTTTGTAGCAAATATCATAGCTTCTTCTTGTTTATCTGAATAAAAAGTTAAGGAGAAAGTCATTTGAGGTTCTGTAAATCTAGTTATCTTTACACCATTTTTAGTAGAAGTTTCTATAATAGTGCCTTCAAAAGTATCATTGTCTTGTATATATCCTACAAGAACATTAGTTATGCAATAAGGATAAGACGGTAAATTATGAATACTATTTCCTTTTATAAATTTATAATTTTTATTTATTTCTTTCATGTTTTTATTAAGGTATGCATTTATCTCAGTCCATACTTCAAATAAATTAACCATTTATATTTTCAATCCTTTTCATAAAATATCTCTTAAAATCTGATATAATATCATATTTTCTAGCACCATATATTTTATATTTAATCCCTTTTACAGTTTCAATAACTGTGTTACTTTGTAAATCTTCATCAGTATATAATTTCATATCCTCTATGTCATATGTTCCTTCCGGAAGATATTGCATATCTCTTTCACTTAAAGGAAGTATAGCACCTGTAAAAGTAATTTCCTTTTCTTCTCCTTCTATATAATCTCCACCATCATTATAACTTCCTTCTGTAGCTAATTTATATTTTAATTTTTGCTTAATGCTATCTGGTATTAAATTCATTTAATCAACCCTTTCATATGTTTTCTCAAATATATCTGGTTTACAAGGGTAAAACTCTCCATTAACCCCTTTTATAATATAATCACCTGTATTTGCTAACATATCTCCTTCTAAGGTTTTAATAATTAATGCTATAGGTCCTGTTGTTCCCATGCCTTTAATCTCAATGTTTTCCTTCGCAAACTCTTTTATCTTGTTATAACTAGCAAAATCACCTACAAATTGCATTGCTTCAATTTCCACTGGTTTCTTTCTATATTTACTCATTTATCCAACCTCTTTCTATTAAAATTTTTATTTTTAAAATATTTTTAAATTTATAATTGTACCTTTAATTAATTTTAAAATTTGTTTTTATTCTACTTTCCAAGTTATGCTTTCTCTTAATCTCCCACTATCAATAAGAGGATTTGATTTACCTTTTTTTCTTTCTATAGTAAAAGGGTGATTGGGTGGAGAAGATACTTCTGTTAGGACCTCTTGTGTAAGTCCAGCCAAAAACTGTCCTACTCTATCACAGAATATATTTACATCTATTCTAAAAGTTAATAATTCCGTTAATCCTTCTTTTATGATCTTATTCAATTCATCTTTTCTTTCCTGTGTGGTCCTTCTAATAAAACTTCTTTCTGGTATATGTATTTGAGAAGTACTCTTGTTAACATGTAATCCATTATAGTGTAACCATGCCCTCATCTTAGGTGTTATATTTATATCACAACCAAATTCTTGTACCCTTGCAACCATAAGAATGTGGCTATCATCTGCACCAAATATACCTATCTTTATTTTCTTAGACTTCAATTCTTCTATAGTTTGTTTTAATCTAGGTAAATCATCTTTTCTTACTGTTTTAGTAACTCTCATTAAATCCTAATGCTCCTGTATTTTTTAATAGTTGCCAGTTGCATTTCTGATAATCTAATATTACTTTTCCACTCTAGTTTTACATCTGAAATAGAATAAGACCTTAATCCTTTATTAACTGCTTCTGAATTATCTAGTCCCATCTGTTCCTTTAATAACTGGAGAAGCAATAATTTTAAATCTCCTGGTATTTCCTTATATCCAGCATTGTATTCAACCCTTATATACCTTTGTGGAAAATTAATTCTACCACTCATTAAATTACTGCTACCTACTTGCCACCAAGCTAAGTCCCTATACAGTATTCCAGCCTTTGTATTTATATCGTACTCATGTTCTTCTAATGATTTTTCTATAGAACCATTGCAAATATACTTAATGCTATTAATAGAATTTATAGGGTATTGTTTTAAAATTAAAGAGTTTGAATTTGTTCCAGGATATTTTTCTACATAGTCTTTAGCCAGAATATCTCTGCCTATTTCTCCTTCGATTATTTCTGTTATTCCTTCCATATATAGTTTCAAAATTAAATCTTTACTTGTATCTTCTTTATCTATATTTAAGAACTGTTTAACTTCTTCTAATGTACATAAATTCAATATTTGCACCTCCTATAAACTAATTTTATCATAAATAAAAAAGAGGGTGTGTTTTCCCTCTTTTTCTTAATAGTTCTTTATTTTTGCGAATTAATTTCTAAATCTTCTTTATTGAAATATAACTGCTCATAATATTCATCATGACTAATTATTTCTAAGAATAAACTAAATACTGCAGCACACGTTCCTATAAACAGTAACCCCAACATAACAACCCACGCTATAGGATTAAGTTTATTAAAACCTATCTCATATTCAACTCTAGCTAAGTTTATTGGTTCTTCTCTTTTTTTTAATAATGTTGTAATTTTAGTTATCTTAATGGTTGTAATCTTAAAAATATTATCTAATTTCCCAATAAAACCATTATTGTGCTTTAGACGTATATCTTTTTTAAATTTTCTTTTAATTTTTTTATTCATAAACATTCCCTTTTTCATACTCCTTTATTTCCTTTCCATCGGAATCTAAAGTTATCTCAAAACCACATTTACAACTTCTTTTGAAGATGTCACCATCAATTAGTATTTTACCTTCAATATCTCCAACTTTATAACTACCACAAACTGGACATTTTTCATATTTTCTTATTAAACTTACAACTTTAAATGCTTCCATCTTAATCACTCCTATATAATTTTAAATTTTCTTAACACTCTACCTAAAAAGGTTAAATTCTCTTTAAATGCTACTTTGCAATCCCAACACTCATACTCTTTGTGACCATCTTTAAATTCAATTTCTATCATTTCTTCTTTACAATTAGGGCACTTTATTGTTAACACCTACTTCCCTTACTTCATGCATATACCTGTTAGTTGTCCGTACTTTTCGTATAATCTTTTAAGATTATCAATTTCTAAATCCATAATGAATATATCTTCTCCACATTCGTTGCAAACGCCTATATTTTCTATTACATTTACTTTTACACCTTTGTATTCTGCCATAAGTTCTTTTCTTATCGTATAATTAACTTCTTTATTGCATTTAGCACAAAAAATTCTATCTTCTTTCATATATCAATGCCCCTTCACAATCTACTATTTTTCTTTACTTTATTTTTGCGAAACTAATCTAATTCATTTCTTACAATTTCTTTTACTATTTTTAATAGAAATTGATTAGTTTTTTCATTTGGTTTTTGTGTTTTATATTTTTCTTCATGTTCTTTAGCAATACTTAACATATATTCCGCCATGCTTTCAAAATCTGATTTAGAATATACTCCATTTTTTATATTTAACAGCCATTTTCTATTACATTCATCTTTTTCATACCATATTGCTTTTTTAAAATCTGTAAAATTATTATTAGCAAATCTTATTAAAAAATCTAATATCCTTATACTATGCATAGCTTGTTTGGTATCATATCCATATTTATTAACTAAATGTTGTGTTCCCTGTGTCCCTTTATCTACTTGCTTCTTTTTATTAATGTGCATACCAATACAAGCATTATATAAATAAGGTAGATTCATTTTTACAATTTCATTTCTCATATTATAAATTTCAGTTATTAAAAACTTTGTTTTTATATCAATATTGTCAGGTATTAAAAATTTTTTACTAAACAATACTTCGAGAAAATTTACATTAGACTTCCACCACAAACTTGATATTTTCCTTATATCATGTACATCATAATCCTCTGTTTCTCCTATATAGGATTTACTAAATTGATTATTGAAATATAAATCATTAAATGTTGGAGCTACAAATAATTTATAATCCTTATCACTTGTCTCTGTATTAAGATTATAATTATGAGAACCTACTAAAACCCTAAATAATTCTTTTCTTCCTTCAAAATCCATTTTGCCTTCTCTCCTTCACAATCTACTATTTTTTGTACATGTATTGAAGCTTAAAATATTGATTTAATTTCTTGCAATTCTTTAATGAATAAATCTAATTTAGATTTTTCTATAGCAATAGCACCTATTTTTTTTACATTTTTATCTTCTATACAAATAACTTCATCATCTTTTATATACTTCATTAATCCTTCTACTGTTGTAGGTTTAAGAAGTGGTTTCTGTTCTTCAATATCTTTTTCTAATGTTTTATGTACATATTCTGTTACTTCTTTACAATTTATATTATCAGTGTTAATTACTTTATTTTCATTTTTTTTAGGTTCTTGAGCATATATTTTAGTTCCTTTTGGAATTTCTATTTCTTCTATTTCTTTTGGTTTAAATGATATATTTTTTTTATTATAATAACTTCTATACGTTGTTACAGTAGACATTGTTATTCCTAATGTCTTTACTACTTCTGTGTTTGTAAGTCCTTTCTTAAATAGTTCAAAAGCTTTTTCTTTCTTTGACATTTCTCCTTCTCTCCTTCTATATCTTTTATTTTCTTTATATTCTTTTACACTTAGTATTTCTCTAAGTTTATTAAGTGCTTTCTTTTCTTGTCTTGAAACATGTACTTGAGTAATCCCAAGCAATTTGGCTGTTTCTACTTGTGTCTTATCTTTAAAATATCTTAATTCAATAATTGCTCTAAGTTGAGGGTTTAGTTGTTTTATAGCTTCTTGTACTAGGATATTATTCAATACAGTATCTTCTTTAAATACATTTCCTTCAATATTATCAGCTAATGTTATAAAAGTAGAGCCATCACTATGTATGATTTTTTCTATACTCTGTACTAAGTTAGTATTTGATAATTTCAAGCCTTCTTGAACTTCTTCTACTGTAAACCCTGTTTCCTTTACTATTTCTTCTATAGTTGGACTTCTATTAAATTTTCTTTCCAATAAATATTCTATATATTTAATTTTATTTCTTATATCTAAAAGTGGTCTTGGAATTTTTATAGGGTTTGTATCTCTTAAAAATCTTTGTACTTCTCCCATAATCATAGGAACTGCATAACTCGAAAATTTAACATCGTATTCTTTAGGATTGAAATTCTTAATTGCTTTAACAAGTCCAATATTGCCCATTTGTATTATATCCTCAGCTTCATGTTCTTTATTAAAGAACTTTTTACATGTACTTATCACTAACGGCTTATTAAGTTCAAAACTTAATTCAAATGCATTCTTATCACCTTTTTGAGCTTTTTCAATTAATGCATTATTATCATTATATGTTAATTCCATTTATACCTCCTAGAATTTTACTATATAATTAATATATCATTTTACGAATAAAAAACAAGTAATTTCGTACAAACTACTTGTTTTTTTACGAAATTACTTGTTTGAAAAGCTAAATTTTTATTTAACTGGTTCTGAATGTGCATGACCTAAAATAGCTATTGCAGTAGTTCCAACTCCTGTTAGTTTTACTGCTACATATCTTTTAGTTCCTCTATAACCTACCTTATACACTCCGTTTTCTTTTATGTCTAATTCTGTTCCTAAATAATCTTCTGCCGAAATTTCTTTAAGAGATTTTGAAGTATCTCCCTCATATATTTTTGCAGTTGCTGTACTAGTTGCAGTTACCGCAAACACGATACTTCCGAATCCAGCTGTATCTATTGCCGTATCCGTTTTAGCTTCTACTACTTTAATTGAATTATATAAATCTTTATTAATCATTTGAATCCTCCTATTTGTTTTGTTTCAACACTTTAATAGCTTCTGGTCTTATTACTCCACCACCAACTCTTTTTGTTGTATAAAATAAAATATTAGGTTTTGCAGTTAAATTATCTCTTATGAAGTTAATTCCAGCTTTATCTACTATTAAATATCCATCTTTAAAATTACCAAATGCAATTGGTGTATTTCCTACCTTACTTTCTGGCATATCATCTGCTTCTACTACTTTATATCCTAAAATTGTTGCTGGTTCTCCTATCTGTGTAGAAGGTTGCCATAAATAATGTCCGTCATTGTCTTTAAGCAATCTTAAATCCCTTACTGATGTTCTTTTTGCTAGTAATACTGCTCCATTACTAAACTTTGCATCAAGAGAATAAATAAGATTCATTATTCCATCAAAATCTAGTTTCCCAGAAATCTGCTCTATTTCTTTATTATTTAAAAATCCTTCTGGTTGTTTTACTCCATCTCCACTTATAAACGCTGAACCTTCAACTTGTGCAAATCTATTAGCTACTCTTTCTTTTATATATCCTTCAATATTAAATGCTGCATCATCTATTAAAATTTGAGTTGCTGAAGGTTGAGCATACATTTCATGAACTGGTATTCTAATGCTTTCAAAAGTATCTGTTGCAGTTTCTTTTCTTGGTTGTCTTTCTCCTACCCAACCATATTCATAGGCGTTATTTGCTTCCCTAACTGCTTGATAATCATTTCCTTTACTAATAGTAACTGTACTACAAATTTGACGCATAGGACTTATTTTTCTTACTCTAGTTATAATTCCACTAGCCATATTTTGAGGTAAGAAAATACCTCCATTTGGAGAAGAATCTGAACTCATAGCCTTTTTATTTAACTCGTTAAGTCCTTCTCCTATAACTCCACTTCTAGCATAGTCCTTAAACTCTGACATTTCTTTTTTTTCTATTTCTGATAATTCGCCTTCTTGTGATCCTGTTCCAAATTTTACTCTTTGTGATTTTGCTTCTAACTCATCTAATCTTTTCTGTATTCTTTCTACAACTTCCGGATCTGCTTTTTTATCTACTGCTTCTTTCAAATCAGCAAATGTTTTGTTCATTTCTTCAATCATTGATTTTATTTCCATCTATTCATCTTCCCTTCTATTTTAAATTTTTTCCTTGAACATCTCTTAAATATCTTTCATATTGTCTTGCTCTAGTTGTTGCTAGTGCATCATTTAAATGTCTTAATGTAGCTTCATTTTCTTTACATTTAAACTGACTAGCTTGAAAATGTTCTAATTGATCTATGCAAATTAAAAGTAAATCTTCAATAAAAATTCCATTAAGCCCGTTTTCCTTTACTGGTCCTTTCTGAATATTTATTGTTTGTGCTACTTCTCCAGTAGTTTTATGTATTACTTTATAAGATGAAGGAGAATTAAAATTGATTTCTCCTGAAATTATTTTAGTATGTAATGTTTGCATTAATTATTTACCTCCTTGGTTTTCATGTTTTTATATAATTTTTGTAATGCTTTTATTTCATCTTTTCCAAGTTCTTCCTTTGTTTCTGGCTCTTCCTCAATTCCAAAACTTTTCTTGAAAATATCTTTAATTTCTTCTAAAGTTTTTTCATCTTTTATAGAAGATATAAACACTTTCATTTCTTCTATCTTGTTTTTAGTTTCTTTTTCTTCTTTTGTAGGTTGTAGAAGTGTTTTTAATTCCTCTATTTCCTTCTCCATGCCTTCTATTCTCTTTTGCCAATCTTCTTTTATTTGTTGTTCTTTAACATCTGTTATTTGTGCTTTTGGGTTCATGGGAAAAGTAACGCAACTAACTTCTACTATATCTATATCTTTTAGATCACGAACAGTCTGTTTTTCTTCTTTGACATATTCATACTCTTTTATGTAATAGCCTATAGAAAGCTTTAAAATTCCTTTCTTGGCAAGTAAATAAGCTTCTGCTGCCTTTGGTAACATATAATTACCATCTGTATCTTTATCTAAAAAGAATTTAGCTTCACATTCTACACCTTTGGTCCCATTGCTCAGTATCATCTCTCCAATAGGCTGATGCGTATCATGTTGATAAAGCATAGGTACTCTTTTGCCATCGTTTTTCTTACCAACAGAAGGTAAAACTCTGTCATTCCCTAAATCTATATTATTATAAGGACTTGCAATGCCTTTAAAAGTACCTGTTTCATCAACAGCTTTTACTTCTATTTGCTTAAATTCTAAATCCATTTTTTCACCACCTTCAATAGTCAAAACTAATTTCGTTCAATCTACATTAGTTATTATATCACAAAATTAAATTACTTGTTTTTTTACAATAAAAAAGCTGACAATTAGTCAGCTTTTAAACTTTCAATCCACATTCTCTAGCTATATGTATAAGATCATTGCAAGTTATATTATCGCACCAGTTTTTACGTTGTATCTGTAATCTTGCAAACCAATCTATTAACTGTCTTTTATTAATATTTCTATTTATCTCATTAAGCATTAACCCAAGCCTTATTTCTTTTATTACTTCCATTTCTTCTCCATCGGTGTATTTAACTTCTTCTAAGTCATATTCTAAATCCATTAAATTCTAATCACCTCACTTCTAATTTTAATTGGGAAATGCTCTATGTAAAAACAATTCCCAAGATCGCTAACCTTTTTAAATTTATTTTGTTTTCTTTCTTTTTCTAATGTTTTAGCTAATTCATGTCTTTCATCTAATCTTTTATAAGGTATTACTTCAACTCTAATCATTTTAAACTCCCCTTTTTTGTACGAAATTAGTTGTTTTTTTACAAGTAAAAAACTTTAAATTAAAATGGTATATCAGAAGTATCTACTTCTTTAAAATCTTCTTCATATTCTTTTGAATTATGTTCTGGAGAAGCACTATTTTTCTTACTATCTAAAAACTGTACTTCATCAGCATTTATTTCAGTAACATATCTTTTAGTTCCATCTTTAGCTTCATAGCTTCTTGTTTGTATTGAACCACTTATTCCAACTTGACTTCCTTTTCCAACATAAGTTGCTACATTCTCAGCTTGTTTTCCCCACACTACTATAGGTAAAAAATCAGCTTCTGGTTGACCTTCGCTTTTAAATCTTCTATTTACTGCTAAAGTAAATGTAGCAACTGCTGTTCCTTTTCCGGCTGTAAATTTCAAATCTGCATCTTTTGTTAATCTTCCAACTAAAACAACTCTATTCATTTATTTTCTCCTATTCCCCATTTATTTTTTGAAACTATTTTTATTATTTTCTCTTTATATTTTTTCGTTATACCCTCGTTAATATCTTCTAATATTAGTATGTTTAAAAGTTCAAATGAAAAAACCTCTCTATGATTAATTACAATATATTTATCTTTATCCGTTATAATTAAATCTCCTTTAGTCATTTTTACTCTACCTCTATATACCATTTGCCATTTTTGATTATGTCTTTAAAAAACCCACTCGCACAGTGGCAACTCAATACCCTTAAGATTTCATATATATCAATTGCTTCTTTTTTTAATAATTTTTCGGTGTTTTTTTTTATGGTTGAATCAATATCTTTGCATAGTTTCAAGTATTTAAAATCTCTGTGTTCAACCCAACACTTTTTGCCACTTTCTAATGCTTCCATAAAGCTAACAGGTTGCTGCACTAATTCCCATTCCATTCCAATTATTAACCCGCACATTGGTGCATATTCGCCATTTTCAACAAATAAAAATTCCCCATTTACGTTTTCTATGCCAAAATTTTTACACTTGAATTCTTTTGCTTTCTCTTCTTCTAACATTTTAATTACTTCCCAAGTTTTATACTTTCTCATCTAATCCCCTCCTAAGCTATTCTTCTCTTTTTTTTATTTTTTCTTTTTATATTGTAGCTATCTAGTATTCTATATATTTTTTGCACTGACATATTTAACAAACTTGCTATTTCATCTATCATGTAGTTATTGTATAAGTGTTCCATTTCTTTTCTGCTAGGTATAGACTTCTTTGGAACTTTTAATCTATATTCATTTATTAATCTCATTATTGTTTTATAGTCTACACCCTTTATTGTTGCTATTGCATTTACTGTATTGTTTTTTAGAAGTATTTCAAGTTCTTCTTTAGTACAACATTCTGATGTTTTTATTTTTTCTCTTTTATTCATGTATCCTTTAATTTTAAATCCTTCTTCTTTAGCAATCTGTATAAGTTCATTTATTTGTACTTCTGCACAAAAGTGCATGTTGTAATTTTGTTTTTTAATGAACCAATTACAAAGTTTATCTTTAGTTAAAACCTCATTTTTGTTTAATTCTTCTTGCATTAAACTTATTAATTTTTTCTTTCTTTTAAACTTATCATACATTCACCTCGAACGAAATTACTTTTTATTAATTTAATTTTACACTATTAAATGGTAATTTTCAATAGTTTTGTACGAAATTAGTTATAAAAAACAAGAGAAGGACTTATTCTTCCTTCTCCATTAAATATCTCACTATACATCTACATCTTATAGTTTCTCTTTTATCGGCCCTAGGATCACCTGGATAACTTAGACCTGGTTTAAAATCTTCATTAATTCCAACTACTTTCCCATCTAATGTTTGGTGTGTAGACCTAACTGCATTATCTCTACAAGTAATCCACTTCTTATATTTAAATCCAGAAGCATTAGCACTAAACATATTTGCTCTCATAAACGTATTATGCATTTCTGTATTAGCTATTCTTAATGCTCTATGCTTACTGTAATCTTCTATTAAACTACTTAATGTATTTGCTATCTTATCCGTACTATCTCCAGCTAATAAGCCTTTTTTTAGTATCTGTCTTGTTATTTCTTTTGTTGTTCTACTTACCATAACTATTCTTTCGCAACCATATGTATTTAGCCAGTTCATATAATCATCTCGAATTATATTATATATAGTGCCTTCTTGGTTTGTTACATGTATATTTTCAAAAAATTCTGCCCCAAGTTTTCCAGCTTCTATATAGAAGGGTAATAGTGCAGCTAATGTAGTTTGCACTCCTTCATCTTCTTTGAATATCTTATCTGATATTTCTTCTGCTTTCTTCTCCGCTTCTTCTTCTGTTATATCTTCATTATCTTTATTTTCTTTTACATACTTTAGATAAGCTTGTGCTATAGCTTCACCTTGTGCTATTAATATCTTTTTTATTTTATTTTCAAATTTCTTCTCTAAAGGTCCTATCATTTTTTCATACATCTGAAGAAGTTTTTGCTTTTCTTTATCAACCTCCTTCCTTTTTAATAAAGAAAATCCAGGCTTTTTTCTTCTCCCTCAGACGTTATATTTTTCCCAACAACTTCTTTTTCTTCTCCAAATTCAACTAAATTCATTGGCAACATTATTTTATCACCATTTTTTATAGGTTCTAGTCCTACTTTTTCTCTTTTCTCATTAATAGTCATAAATGTACTGTTATTAACCCTATCAAACATTTCTTTTATATCTTCTTGCAAACAGGGAATATGACTATAATCTATTTCTAAATACTCATTTTCTTGTAATTCTAAAAAGTTTTGAAGATGCTGTGCAAGGTCTTGCATTAAAGGTATAACAGTTTTAGTGTAAAGTCCTTTTTCAGCTTCATTTTTGTTATTATAAGAAGATTGTTCGTTAAATCCTATAACTATAGGATCAACCCCCATGCCTATGCATATATCCAACATAGTATTTCTTTTACCCTCGTTCCAATCCATGTCTTTAGGATTAACACCTGTTGAAATATAAGACATTCCACCCTCTAATAACATAAATTTACCAACGTTTCTACTACCTTGGTGACTATTTCTTAATTCTGTTTTAGTTCTTTCATACTCTGCATCTCCTAACGTATCTGGAGTAGTAAAAACACCACTTAAATTACCACCATTTTGGAGAAGAGATACGTTCCAATTGACTAATTCGTTAAGTAAATCTCCATTTTTTAGCACGGGCTCCAGCATACTCATACCATGGCCTAAACCGTCCAGGTAATCTGTTGGATTAAATTCTTTCCACAACATAAAATCTTTTGCTTCTATAGGAATTTCATTATATTTTATTTCTATATAAGGCTTTTCAGTATCTCCTGTAGGCGTAAATTTGACCATGTCCGGTCTATATACATATAATTCTTTTACTTTTCCACTTGCTTTAACTCTATGAAATGGTACTTCTCCACCTATATATTTATAAGCTATTGCTCTTTTAATTAATTCAGAACGACTATATAAGGGATTGGGTTTTTCTAATACACTTAATGCTGGATGTCCTTTTATTTCTTCTTTTTCGCCATTCTGGTTAACTTTAACGACTTTAAAATGTAATTGTATTGCTCCTTTTATAATCTCTTGCATACATCTAAATATAATCCAGTTACGTCTATATCCCTCTGTTGCTATTGCTTTGTAATTTACATCTGTATAAACTGCCGACTTTCCCATTTGTTGCACTATCTTAGAATATATTGTCTTATCTTTACTTGCTTTAAGTTCAAATATGTTTTTTAATCTCATGTTATCACTTCCTTTCAATTATAATTATTTTTCCATTGTCATACTTAACATTATAGAAAGGTATTTTTTCTCCTTCTTGTATATTTTTAAATTCTTTACATAAACATTTGTATGTTAATATTCCATTTCCCATATCTTTCACATCTAAAATAATCAATTCCCTATAAATTTTTAATAATTCTTTTGAATTATTTCGGATTAAATCTTTAGTTATTTGTATAAAGCCGACTTGATTCATACCTATATATGCTTTCATTCTTCCATTACTCCCTTTTTAATTTTTTCAGCTAATAATAAAGGAATCCAGAACATTCCATAGTATATTCCTAATACTAATCCCATTATTATTTTTCCAGACAAGTGTTTTAATAAACTGTAACTTATCTTAATTCCTAAGAATACACCTGTCATTATGTATATATATAATAAAAATGCTAGTAAATATTTCATTATTTATCACCTCAATATTATTATACTGTTTTCGGCGTAACCTCGCTTAAATCAACACTTTATAAAAATGTTTAAGACATAAGAATTGTTATGTCTTGTATATGGAGATGGTAAGGGCTGAAAGTGGCTATTCTCAACGCTTTACGGTTTAAATATAAAAAAATAAAGCAGTGTGGTAACTGCTTTATTGATAGATTATTTAATTATGGAATAATATCTTACGATCTAAATCGTATATGAATGGAAAGTACAATATGTTGTAAGGTTAGGAGGATACACCTCCTTTATAATTTTATTTTTTAAACTAGATTAGTAACAATATTATTGATTCACTGCTTAAAGCAAAGTTGCGACCTTACACTTTAAGTCTTACCGTAAAGAGCAATAATGGTAGATAATCAACAATAAATCTGGTCACTGTTAACGTACAGTTAAACGTTTCTTTATACTCGAAAGACCAGTGCTTATTTCGAGTTATGTTATACGGGTATCTACACCCCAAGCTTACCGACCAATTTGGTAGCATTTATAGCGTTAAGCTAACGGTCATTATTTTTTTAGTATTGTCCCACACGTGAACAATATAATTGTTATTGCATACTGGCTTCGAACCAGTAACCCGCGCGTTTCTTCCTTGAGTTAATGCAATATTTACGTAAAATATAAGTTGGCGTAAATTTATATTTTACAACTTTTGTTGTTGTCAATTTTGTCTTATTTTTTAGGGAATAGAAGGAATTGAACCTCCTCACTTATAAGTGTAACCATATTTCCCATATTAAAATAAGCAGTTTATACACTTGCTTAGGTGTTAAATTCTAAAGAAAGAAAGGTGGAACTTGAAGGAATTGAACCTTCTACCATGCCTACCAAAGTTCCATATAGTTGTTTTTTAGTTTTACATGAAGAACAACTAAACTTCATAATCTAATTGAAATATATTATTTAAAGGGGATATTATGTATCTCACAATTATTATTATACTCTTATTTTGAATTTTGTCAACACTAATTTCGCACAAAAGAATTAAATTATATATATATTGTACTAAATCAGTTGTTTTCTAACATCTAGTAATACGTATTCTTCTTTCATTTTGTAGTGCTTCCATAGCGTATCTAAAAGCATCTAGTAAATGATTATAATCATCTATGGGTTTATTAAGTTGTTTACCTTCTTTATTACTATCCCAAACATAATTATATAACTCCACTTGAGTATTTTGACATTTAGGATGTATATATATTTTATATTGTAATATGTGTTGAATGCCATTAATTATACTGTCTTTACCTTTTCTAGCTTCTTTAATTCTGCTTATGCCTGCTCTGCGAATTTCTTCTATACTTTTAGGCTCTGCACTATCTGCAATTATGCTTTCCTTAGCAAATCCTTTATATTTAATCATATCTGCTATTTGATTATTCAACATTCCCTTTTCATAATGCTCATCATAGATATATATTTCCTTATTTTCTTTATCTACTAATAAACAAATAAACGCAGTTGGGTCTGCTTTATAACCAAAATCTAATCCATTAGTAGGAATAACTCCAGGTCTTTTAGCAATTTCCCTGTAATCGAACTCCTTCTCCACCCAGTTATCATATATAACGCCTTCTGCTATTCCCCATTCCCCTAAACCTTCTATAGCATATCTTCTAGGAGAAGTTTTTTTCATTTTCTCAAATATTTTTATATCATCTTTTCCTAAAAATTCATTGCATTTGTAGTTGGTGGTCATAGCAAGTATATCATCGTCTTTAACATCAAAGAAACGTTTCTTTAACCAATGTTTTTCATTCCAGGGGTTAAATGATAAAGTTATTTGTTTAAATAACCCTGGTGGCAACTCACCTCTTATAGACATATCAACCTTATTAAAATCATCTTCATTTGTAACTTGATACGCTTCCTCAAACCAGCAAAAACATAGATAGCCAACCTCAACAGTTATAGAAGTAATAGACATAGGATCATCTAATCCTCTAAATAATATCTTCTGGCCAGTAGGTTTATAAATAATTTCCATAGGTGACTTTTTACATTGCCATAAATGTGATACTTTAAGCTGATGTATTGCCCATTTTAATTGTGCGTATGTACTATCCTTGTGAGTATTAAATACTTTCCTTATAACCAAAGTATTAGTTTCAGGGTATTTCATCATCCTATAAATTATATTTAAGGCGGTAGTTGTGGACTTCTTGCTCCCTCTACCGCCTTTTACTACTCTATATCTGCCTTTGTAGTGCCAAAATTCAGAATATCCGCCACCAATTATTTTACTTAACTTTACAATTGCCATTATTCTCTTTCCTCTTCCTCTAGATCATCTACAAATTGTATTGTTTCGTTTATATCTGCTTTTACCTCTTGCTTATCTACAAATAACCTATATCTTTTCCCTAGTAACTCTGCTGCTTTTGTCCTATCTTGTAAAGATGCATCTAATCCCAGTTGATCCTTTTCTTCTCCACGCATTACTTTAGTTAGATATTGTAATACCTCCTCTGCATCAGCTATCCTTTTATCCTCTAATTGCTTCATTCTTTTCTCGACGTATTGCTTTATATCTAGTTTTGTCAAGTTTTCGCTTGCTATCTTATTCAAATTTTTGCCTTTATATCCCGCCATCTTTGCTGCTTCTGTAGCATTCCCTGTTTGTATATAATAATCACAAAATGCCTTTTGCTTAGGAGTTAATTTATTATCCATTCATTTCACCTACTTTCTTGTATATCTCAACTAACTTCAATAATATTTCTGGTTTCTTAAATGTACTTAAGACCTCAACTTTTACAAATTTATATTTATCTGGATTTTTCTTATTATCTGGATTTAATTTATTGTATTCCTCAATAGGCATTAAATAAAATAATTTATTTATATTTAATATCCTTCCAATTTTATTACTATAAATCTGTTCTCTATTCATTAAATATTTATATCCTTTGATTTCTAATGCTTTTAATAGTTTGAATATTTTCCCTTGAATATTTCTCAAATAATCACCTCAATACATATAAAATATTTCTTAATTATATTTTATCAAATAAAAAGAAACCTCGCATAAATCAAGATTTCAAGCACTTTTATTCTATTAAAAAATTTTCATGTGAAATTTCTTTTTTTAACAACTTTTGATAAATGCTCCATCGTTTCTTTAGTTATAAGCCAGCTTCTGCCGCTCTTACGATAATCCTTTTCCAATATTAAATCGTGGCTTCCTTTTTGACATATACTTTTTAAAGTCCATATGTTTATATTGTATTTTTCTGATGCTTCTTTCAAATCCATTACGTCCGATATTTTCATTTTTTATTAACCCTCCTTATTCTCCTCTAAAATATTCACTAAAAATTTTTTAAATTCTTCTTTACATTTTTCATAGTCCCAATATGGAATTTTAAAACCTTTCATTTTTAACCCCTCCTGTTTCCCTTTTTAATTATTAGCTAGGCTTTTACAGCCAATTATTCTTCCAACTTCATCTCTTACCATATCATTAGGAACCAATAAATCCTGTCTGTCAGGTAATGCTTGACGCATTAATCTACTTACGATATAGTAAGTACCTTCTTGTTCTTCTGGAAGTCCTGTAACTTCTCCAAAAGTAGTAGAAGTAATTGGAACGTTCCCTATAATTCCTACATCTTTTGTAGTTTGTTGGCATCTTGCCTCCCCTTGTGAAGGAAAATCTTGCATCTTATTTCCTTCTGAGTCTATTATGTTGACAGTATGAGGCGTATAGTTTAAAATCACACCTTGTTTTTCTAAAGCAACTTGTGGCTTTTCTACAATTACCCTTATATCGTCGTCGCTTATCCAACTATTATCGATATTTCTAATATCGATATGAGCTACTTGGTCAGCTACATCTTGCCAACCATGATTCCATATTTGGAATCCTTTAACTAAACCATTTATATCTTTTATTTCCGTTATGTATTTATATTCGTTTATTTGTCCTGTTTTTAATTCTACTTTTTGTCCCTTGTATAAAACTTTAATTTTCATCATTTTTAATTTCCCCTTTTCTTTTTTATTTAAGTTGATTTCCTCAACCTCTAATGAGAGTATATCACCTTTTAAGGTGTATGTCAACAGTTTTTTAAAATTAATTTTAATTCTTTTTTTTCTAAATTTAAAAAGGCACTTTTTATATATTCGCCCTCAATCTTTAAATCTTTTAAAGCAATTTCATTTAGTGGTTTAACTTCATAATCAACATTTTTAACGTTTTTTATAACAAACTTAATTAATTGATTAGCTTTTAAAATTCCTTTTTCACCGCGTTTTACTATCTGGTTTGAAACTTTAATTTTAATTGTTTTCATTTTACACACTCTTTTCTTTTCAATGTTCAATCTTTAATTATATATTACCACCTTTAAAGGTGTGTCAATGTTTTTTTATAAAAAGATAAAGAGAAATTTAATTCTCTTTATCTCCTTTAAGCAACTTAATATCATAGACATTTATTCTATATTTAGTTGTCTTTTCCACTTTACTTTTTTTAATTTTATAATCATATTCTTCTACCCTTACAAATACATCTGTAGGACTTAAAAACCCTTCTATAATACCTTTTTTATTGTAAGGACATATAACTCTATCACCTAATTTAATCATTTAACACACTCAAAACAAGTTATTCCACATTTATCACCTATTTAGTTTTTTTGAACTAAATTAGTTGTTTTTTTAATTAAAAAAATATAAACCTTTTATATAATTATAACTTGAAACAACTAATTTAGCTTAATGTTACTTTTTAATATCCTTGATCCTGTCTTTTAAAATTAATAGCATTCTTTTTATAGTAAGCCATTTCTATTTCTTTATCCGTAAAACCTAATTTATATCCAAAACCCAAAAGTGCTTGAACCATTTCTATATATAAGTATTCAGTTAAATCTTTATGTTTTTTATTTCTAGCACTTTTTAAAGAACATAATGAATTAGTTATATAAATAAAATCCTCACACAAATCCCCTAATTCCATTCTGGCTATATAATTATGTTCTTTTATTAAATCTCCTCCTATCATATTTCCTATGCTTAATGCAAAATGTAATACATCTGCATATTCTTCTGCAATAACTTCTTTTGGAGAAGAACCTTTATTACTCCAATATTTAAAAAATCTAACCTCATTGCTGCATTCTCCAAGTTCTACTATTAGAGATACAACTGTATTATTAAATAAATCTTTCCCTTCTAAGTCATGTTCTCTTATAATTCTTTTATCTAATTTTGCCTGTTGATTAAACATCTCTCTTAAAATCATTTTATTAACCTCCGTTATTTTATAACATTATATATTAAAACAGTAAAAAACATTAGTACTATAGCTACCGAACCTTTTTTATTTTTGTTTACTGCATCAACTGTTAACCCTAATAAAGCAAATGTTGCTGCAAATGCTATAATTCCCTTAAACATAATCCCCAACATTTTTATATCTCCTTTTTATTTTTTACAATAAATCATACTAATGAGTAAAATCCAACTCTCCAACTAATTGATACTGTTCCAAGTATGCTAATTTTACGGTACCTAATTGCCCATCTCTGTTTTTCCTTATTAGCACTTCCATAATTCCCTTATCTTCACTTTCTTTTTTATAATACTCATCTCTATAAAGCATGATGACTGTATCTGCATCTTGTTCTATATTTCCACTTTCTCTTAAATCTGCAAGAATAGGTCTATGATCTCCTCTATTTTCACAGGTCCTATTTAATTGAGATAAAAATATTACAGTACAATCTAATTCCTTTGCTAAAATCTTCCCCATTCTACTCATGTCACCAACTTCTAAATCTCTAGTTGCTCTTTTAGTATGAGGTTTTAAAAGTCCTATGTGATCTATAAAAATTATATCAAGTTTATGTTGCATTTTAAGCTTTTTACATCTTGCTTTTATATCTATCATACTAAGTTCAGAACTATCATCAATAAAAAGCTTATTAGTTGCTAATAACGAACTATCTTTTGCAATTTTGCTCCAATTATCATCTGTTATTTTCCCTGTGCTTATTTGCAAACTATTTATTTTACTTTTAGCTGCTAATAACCTTGTACCTAATTTTTCTTTTCGCATTTCTAAACTTGCATAGTAAACAACATTATTTCTACTTAATCTTTCAGCTAAATTTAAACTCAATACTGTTTTACCCATAGAAGGTCTACCAGCAATTATAACTACATCTCCCTTTTGAAAACCGTTTAACGCTATATCTAACGCTTTTATTCCCGTTTCCATACCAACTACTTTCCCACCATTGTTATAGCTATTTTCAACTGTTTCTATTGTAGCTGACATAGTTTGTTCCATTGTCCATATATTGCTTTTATCTTCTGCAAATGTTATTTCATTTTCAAAGGTCCCAAGAAGCTGTGACAAATCATTTTTGGTATCATATGCCTGCTGGAGAAGCAGCTGACTTTGTTCAATTATCTTTCTCCTTCTACTTAATTCTTTTATAACTTTAGCTGATGCTATTGCTTGTTGCTCTATAGCTATAGTATATCCTGCTAGTTCTGCAATGTAAGTTATAGATATTTCTTTTATGTTGCTACCTAATTTTGTGATTATTGTAGTAGAACTTATTTTTATATCTTCTTTAAATAAATCTATTACAGTTTCATATATTACTTTGTTTTTAATAGAGTAGAAATCTTCTGGAGTTAACATTTCTGCTATGTCACATAAAATTTTTTCATTTTGAATTATACTTGATAATACTTCCTTTTCTGCTTCTATGTTTTGTGGAAGTGGTCTATTATCCATTTATATCATTACCTCCCTGCTCCCAAAAACTAAAATCAAATTCTGTTGTTTTCTCTTTTTTCTTTTGTATATTTTCTTCAATTTCACACACATCATCTAAATAGTCCATATATCCACTTGTAAAGAAAGTATCTGCGTTTTGATACTTTAGGTCTTTAAAGTCTGTTTTTCGCTTTAAATCAACATATTTAACGTATCTAGCAATACATCTCATCATTTGTTCATATCCATGTTCTTTTATAAGCTTAGGTATTTTTTTCATTGCCCTTGCTTTACCCTTTTTTAAAGGATATTGTTTCCAAAGTAAATCAGCTTGTTCATTTTGTGCATTGCTAAATGCACTATTATTAATATTGTTATTATTAATATTGTTATTATTAATATTGTTATTATTAGTGTCCGGTTTTATCGTATCCGGTTTTATCGTATCCGAAGATACCGTATCCGATAATTTAGGACATGGTGGATTTTTTAAATAATAAACATTATGTGTAAATTTCCCTTTATCCCTCTCTTTAGTTATCTCTATATACCCTTTTTCTTTAAGTTCTTTAAGATATTTATAAAAAGTGTCTTTGCTTATTCCCAATTCAAATTTTATTAATTCAGCACCTGGAAAGGCACTTCCTTTATTTCCAGCATATACACACAAATATGCATATATTGCTTTTGCTTGAATATTTAAATTTGGATTTTTCATAATATTTTTGGGTAATATACCATATCCAAATTCAAAATCACTTTGTATTCTATCAGCCATTTTTATCCCTCCTAACAACTAATTCAACGATTTAGCTTTCTTTTTGTGCTGAATTAGTTGTTTTTTTGTTTTAAAAAATTAACAATAATATCTTCTTCTAGTAGATTCTCCACCTCTGATGTGCCTTACTTTTAAGTTGTAATCTAATACTTTTCTAACTTCTTTTGCTAATTTGGGATTTACTAACTCTAATCTTTTTGTTGCATCCTTATGAATAGTGCTTTGACTAACGCCAAAAACTTTCGCTGCTTTTCTGATAGTAGCTTTAGTTTTTAAAAGATAAGCTCCAACCTCTCTTGACCTATTTGCTACATAATCTTTCACTATAATACACCTACCTTTGCATTATAGGTAACTCTTTTAAGTCTTTCTCCAGCCTCAATCCATAAATCTTTCGCAATATCAAATTCACTAAAACAACAAGCTTCTACATCATATTGTTCACTAGCGTTGCTATATAATTTTATAAGTTTTAACATATGTTTTGCAATAACCGGATCACTGTATCTTGTAATTTCAACTTCATTATTTCCAAGATTGTGGCATATTGCATAACCATTTATTTCTTCTATCCCATAGACTGGTTTAATATATAAATCTTCCTTAGCAGCAATGTGTAATTTCCCATTTAAATCTCTTATTTTCATATTTTCCTCCCAATTTATAATTATTTTTATGATACTATACAATGTTTCAAAAATTTATAGTTTACTTCTGCTTTAGCCATTTTTTCAGTAAGCATATTCTCTAATTCAACTAGTTGTTCATATATCTTCATTCTTTTTTTAAAATTATCTTCTAATACAATTTTAGAAGTAAGCATAATAATCTTAGTCTTTATATCCCAAATACTCATTATAAATCCCTCCTGTAATTATTTTTTAAGCTTCTCATATCCAGCACATAGCTCATCATATTGCGCTTTTGTCATTTCGTGTAAATGTTGAACATTATACTTTTTCATTGCTTGTGCTTTAATAACATCTGGACCATATCCGGCATTTTTTGCAATTGCATATAATCTTTTTATTTGTGCATCACTTAAATTACCTTTATTTGCACTTGTTTTGCTCTTATTTGCGCTCGTATTGCCAGTATTTGTTGTATCACTGTCTTTAGTATCGTCAATGCAAAACAAACCATTTAAAGCATATTTACGAGCGTAGGAAGATGTACTTCCTGTAAGCTGACTTGCATCCATACCCTTTTTGTTTTCTTCTTCTCTAGCAAATGCACTTACACTTTCTTTATCTCCTGTTTCGACATCTGTAACAGTTGCAGTTGCTTTAATGTAATATCTATCCCCTATAAGCGTTATTTCATCTGCTATTGTTAAAGAAAGCTTATTATCTAACAATAGTGGTTTAACTGCTTCTAAAATATCTTCGCAATTTCTATAAGAATATTTTCCAAAGTTGTTGTATTGGCTTTTAGGTGCTTTTAATTCGCTTTGCACCTTCATTAATTTTTCGTATATTCCCACTTAAATCCCCCCTATTCAACTTTTATTGATACTGTTTCAACTTCCTCTACATCTACACCTGGAAGTATTTCTCCAGTTTCTGCATTAACTCCATCTTTAAATGCCTTTTTTAATTCTGCTTTATTTAACTCTTGCTTAATTTTTATTAAGTTGTTATATCCATTACTGTTAAGATAATTAAGCGTTTCTACTTCATCTCTATAATTCCATTTTGTACTTTTTCTAGCACTTACTTTTCCATATGGTGTTGATAATTTGAATTTCTTATCTTGTTGTTTTTGTTCAACGTAGTAATTTTGTAGCAACACTTCAAAATATTCTATGCTATTCTTTGCACTTTCGTTTTCTTTCTTTTCCCACTCATCAATTCTAAATTTTTCGGCATCTGCTAATGCTTTGTTTTCCGCTATTTGTTCTTTTAATGCTCTTATTTTTCTGAAACACCAGTTAGCACTTTCCAAACTATCTACTTTAAATCCTGTTACTTCTTCTTGCATAACATGATTCATTTCTTGTATTTCACTTTCAATAAATTTATTCAATTTCAACCCTCCTATTTACATTTTAATTACATTTACATAATATTGTATATGTAAACTTATTATTTTCACTTTACTTTATTTTTGCGAATTAAATTTCATGAAAACTAACCAATGCGTCTTTGCTCTTTTATTTCCCAATAAAGGTTTATGATCTATAACCTTTAAAATTTCTTTTAGCTTTATTTGTTCCTCATTCCACTTAAAAATTAATACTCCATAGTTGTCTAAAACTCTCATGCATTCTTCAAACCCTTTTTTAATATCTATTGGCCAATCATTATTTAACTTTCCATATTTCTTGGCCAACCAAGAATTTTCTCCAACTTTAATTAAATGTGGTGGATCAAAAACTACTAGCTTGAAAGTATTATCTTTATATGGAATATGTCTAAAATCTCCTACCACATCTGGTTTAATTATTAATTTTCTTCCGTCACATAATGTATCTTCCAATTCTCTATTATCCATAAAAATTGCATCTTTATTTTCTTTATCAAACCAAAACATTCTGCTTCCACAACATACATCTAATATAGGCTTTTCCAAACTCTCACCCCTTCACAATCTACTATTTTTACGTATTAGCCAACATTCTTTAAATCAATATTTATTATCTCATTCTCATTGTCTTTGTCTGTATATACTGCTTCAATTTCATAATCTCCATAGTCTCTAAACATAGTGTCATTTTCTCTTTCATCTACATCATTAACTTGTCTATATTCAGCTAATCCTTTATGATCCACATCAAATATTTCAAATCTAATTGGCTTAGCAACTTCTAATAGTAAATCTACTCTTTGTGCTCTTAAAATTGGTCTTAGCTCTCTTAATTTCATGTTATAATTTCCTTTCAATTTTTTTATATATTAAATCTTTTTATTGCATCAAACTTATTGTATCTTTCTCCAGTAAGCTTTTTATATAAATAAGGGTTTTTAAATACCGCTACTTCTGGTAGTAACCCTTCTCTTTTATCTTTTGATGTATCCCAAGCTACACAATTTCTTGCTATAGTCTCTATTATTTCTTCAAGTGTTACTTCTCCTAACTTTTCTTCATAGTATTTTAATTTTTCTCTCACTTCTGCAAATCCAACTAAAGCATGATACATTGTGCAAGTAAATCTATCCTGATCCATAAATTCACCAAATTCTTCAGCATTACAGTAGCTATCATCATGTTCTATTCCATATAGCTTCTTATCTATTTTTCTTATATAATCTACTAAAGACATTTCTTCATCTTCTAGTCTTACATAAACTTCTTTGTTTTTAACAAACACACAATTATGCATATTTTCAATCACGCTTTGTGGCTTTTCAGTTATAATTTTTTTCATTTTAATCTTTCACCTCATTTTTATTTATTCTAAAAACCTTATTATCAAAATTGTAACTATTAAATACTGAATGTAAAAATAAATTTATAAGACATAGACTCACTCCTTTTTTAAAATACCCTAATTGTTAGCAAGCAACCGGATCTAGCTTATATTATTCTATATACTATTTTGAATTTTTAGTTTTCATCCTTTCTGCAATTTTGCTATTTAAAGTTTTTAAAAGTTCTTTCATTACTTCTTCTATACTTTCATTTTTCTGTTCATTCATTTTACTCACTTCCTTTTTTTAAATTACCCTAATTGTTAGTTTAGTGAGCAAATGGATCTAGCTTATAAACTTCTGCATTCTATAATTATATTTTTCACCTTTAAATACTGTTATATTATCTCCACATCTTTCAACTATTCTACCTCCTTGCGCTTCATCAAATTGTTGTAATAATTCAGGAGTACATTCTGAACTGATTAATATTGGAAGATTATTTAAATATCTGTAATTAATTATTGGATAAAGATGTTTTATATCTGCTTCTTTTAATTCTCCTACTACTTCACCATTTCTTAATTTGTCTTTAAACAGATCATCAATTATTAATACTTTTGCTTTCATATATCCTCGTGAAATTTTCATATAATATTCATTGTCCATAGTTGTAGCTTTTAACTCTCTCATTACTTCCACGTATGGCATGTAAAGCACTTGAATACCTTGCGAAATTAGAGCTGCTCCCATAGCTAAAAGTATATGTGTCTTTCCCGCACCTGGTTGGCCAAACAATCCAAAACTATTTTCTTTAGTGTTCTTTATTTGTTCAAAATTCTTTATATATTTTATAGCCTTATCTTTAGCTATCTTTTGTAAATCATTTGTACATATAAACTCATTTAATTTTTTTATATCTTTAGGATCAACTCCATATCTTTTCCAAAGATCTTTTAAATTTTGTCTTTTTATACATTCACATTGCCTGTATGCTCCAGTAGATTTATTTAGTACCATTCCTACATTTTTACATATAGGACATACAGTTGTATTATTAAAAATCAATTTCTTCTTCACTATAGTCTGGTCCTTTGTATGGTCGATTGAAATTGTATTTGGATTTCTTACTTGTTGCATTATCCTTTCTAATGCTTCCATCTTTATCTTTTCCATTCAACACAACCCCTTTCTTTTTTCTTTTCCATTCTTCTTCTAGTGCTTGTACGTCTTTAACAGTTTTAATATTATTCTTTAACCAGTTATTTAATATTCCTTTAACGTATTCTATGTTTCTTTTGTTTTTACTTACGGCTTTTTGTAGAGCCAACACTATTGCACTGGCTTCTATGCCGTCTTTTTCATAATTTTCCAGTATATCTTTTTCAAAAGGAGATATAAGATGAAAATTATTATTAAAAAAACTTAAATACTTACTATTTATCTTTGTATCTTTCTTTGTATCTTTATCTAATTCTATATCTATCTCTGTATCTAACTCTATCTCTGGTGTACTTTCGTTGTACATTTGTACAACATTTGTACTAGTACCTTCTAATCGTTTTTTTTCCTCTTCTATTTTTCTTCTGAAATCCCTTACTCTATCTGCTTCTGTACTGGATTTCCCTATGAAATTTTGGATATCAAGCATATAAATTGTTCCATTATTTAGTATGTCTATTAATTTCAGTTGCTTAAATACTGCGATTGCTGTTCTTACAGTATCCACATCATGATTTGTTACAGCTGCAATCATCTCTTCATTATACGGAATGTATTCGTTAACTCGTAATGCTCCATTAAATTTCAATGACTTTAAATATAACTTCAATAAAATATTTGAATACTTATATCCATTTGTCATTTGTTCAAGAATTTTAATTTCTTCTGTATCAAAGAAATTTTCTTTTAACTTTAGATAATAATATTTTCTATTATCACTCAATTTTATGCCTCCTTGAATTTATCTGATGTTTAATTATTATAGTCGTTTTTTACTAAAAAGTTTTTTTATACTAAATTTTTTTAGCTCTAAAGATGTGGAGCTACTGTTAATAGAAATGCTTTTATTTTTAGATATGCATTTTTACTTAGAAATGTAATATATATATTAGATATACACATTTGTTAAAAAATATAATTAATTACTTATCTTTTTTAACATTTTTTAATGCTTCTTCTAGTGCTTCTAAGATTTCTAACATTTTATGCCTCCTAACTTTTTTATTTCTGAAATTGATACATTATATATTTCAGATAGCTTTTTAGCACGTTCCTTTGTAAGATATCCTTCTCCAGTTTCAATTCTTGTAAAATGTCTACAACTTATTCCTAGCTTTTTTGCTACAAAGGAAGGTAGTATACCCTTTGATATCCTCAATTCGCGTAATGTTTTTACTGCCATGGTTTACCTCCTTGTCTTTCATTGTCTATATTATGACAGAATTATAGACAAAAAGCAAACAAAGATATTCCTTTTTAATACCTTGAATTATCCATTTTAACCGTATGTAGTTAATTTATCTTTGTTTGTCTTGAATTTTGTCAGCTTTTTATATATAAACACAACGTATTTTGTCTTGATTTCTGACATAGTATAATGTATAATATTATGTAGTGAGGTGATTATGTGGAGTTAAAAGACAAAGTAAAAAAATACAGAAAAGAAAATGGATTAACTCAAAAACAGTTATCTGAATTGCTAGGGGTTTCCAGAACAAATGTGGCCGAAATTGAAAATGGAAGAATAAAAGGTACTGTGAAATTTATAACTAAAATGTCTGAAATAAGTAATACTCCAATAGCATATTGGAGTGGTGAGGAAATTGAAAATAACTACAAAACTTATGAAGCATTAGATGTTTTAATTGAAGCTATGTTAGATACTGAAATGATTAAAAATGATGGTAAGATAAATGAAGCAGCACAAAAGCTTATAATAGCAGTTCTGGAAAAGGAAGTTAAATACAAAATTAAAAAAAGAAAAGAAGAGCAGGATTAATTCCTACTCTTCTTTTCTTTTTCTTCTTCTCTTATTTTATTTAAACACTCTTCAAGTTTTTCTAATATTTCTTTCATACGTACCCCTCCTGAACTTTGTTATATATATTATAGAAGAATAACTAATTTTTTTAACAATCTTCTAAAATTTTATTTGGAGGACTAGTCCTTATCTTTTGCGCATCTTTAATATACATCTTTCTAGAAATATCTTCAAATAGATCTATTTGATAATCTGTTAATTTCATACTTCTTAAATTACTTCGTAAAATGCTGCTAATATTAAGCACTTTTTTTATTTTTGCATGCTATAAAAAATTTTTTCCTTCATAATAGTTTGATTTTATGAAATAAAACATTATTAATAATTTTATTAATATTTAAGTATACTTATGTGAATATTATCTAATATGCATTTTTTATTATTATATTTTACTAAGTTGTAAAAAAACTAGTTCTTATTACAAAATTATTATATCATAGCTAAATATTCCTAACGGGAATATTTTTAGATTTTTTACTACAAATTTCAACATTTTTTATATTGTAATTTAATTATTTTTGGGGTTAAGATTTAATAAAATTGAATTTTACAAAATATTTAATGAGGTGTTATGTATAAAGAATTAATTTTTAATTTGAAAGAGAAACGATTAGAAGCTAAAATGTCTCAGAAATATTTATCAAGATTGAGTGGCATAAGTCAAAGTTACATTTCAAAATTAGAACAAGGATTGAAAAGTCCCACATTGAGAACTGTAAATAGACTAGCTTATATTCTAGATATAAATCCATTAGAATTATTTAAATAATACACTTTTAGTGCTGTACCGTACATCACCAAACTTACAAGTGTATCACTTTTATATATAATCTTTTTATGGAGGTGGTACGCTTGATAAAAAAAGAAAATGCTAGAGTTTCCGTTACTATTTCTAAAAAATTATTAGAGAAAATTAAATATACTGCTGAGTATGAAGATAGATCTGTAAGTTATATAATATCTAAAATATTAGAAAAATATTATAATGAAGAAAATACTATATATGAGGATGAATAATAATGTTTAAATTTTTAAAAAAGCTATTTAATAATAATATAAAAAATAATATTAAAACATATGAATATGCATTTGATACTACAAATATTCCTGAAAACTTTGAATTAAAATATGAATTTAAAAATGCAAAAGTTTATGGTGTCCAATATTGTAATCCGGATAAAAGTAAGTTAGAACATGATTTTGTAAATCTTATATTTGAAAAAAATAAATTTGATAAAATGGCGATTAAAGTTACTCAAAATAATATTAAATTAGGATACCTATCACGATATGACAGACCTAGACTGCTTACTCATACATTTTATAAAGAGCATGGTTTAGTAATAGCTAAGCTTAAAAGAATTAATAAAAAAACTATCTCTATTGATATGTTCTTTTATGATGATAAAAATAAAATATATAACGATATAGAAACTAAATTAATAAAAACATATACTAAAGACAGACAAGCAGCTCTTGAATTTATGAATTCTGGCGACAGGTTAAATGTTCAATATAATTTTAATACTGAAGCTTATGATGTATTTAATGATATTGGTGAATCATTAGGTGAATTAAACAAAGGTTTAAGTAAAAAGTTATACAGTCTAAATATATCTGATGATAATATATACTGTGATATTGCATATAAACACAGTGATTTAAAAGATATTGATGATCCAGACTCAAAAGTATATGGTGCTGATTTAATTGTAAGCTATATATCCAAAACTAATACGCTAGATTAATTCTAGTGTTTTTTATTATTACCATCCAAGCAGCTTATCTTCTAAGTCTTTTAAATCTTCTCTAGAATATTCTCTTTGAGGATAGTTATTAAAAGTATCTTCTTTACTGTACTGTTTAAATGCATTAACACGTTCTTTGTAATATCTTTCTCTAGCATTCTCTATAGCTTTAGCAACATAGTTATAAGCGTGTTTTTTAGATACACTAGTAGCGTAGTTTAATACAGACATAACATATCCTTTTATTCTAGAACTTCTAACACGCATGATCTTAAACATCTTTTCTATTATTTTTAACATTTCTTCTGTAGTAGATATTTTTTCTTGCTCTTTTATATAGTTTTCATAAACAGTATTAGTCATTTCAGTTGCATCACAACTGTTTAAAGTATCTATATCTTTAATAGTAGTGTTTATATTATAGTCTTTATGGACATTCTCAATTGTTTCTATTGTAGTCGTATCAATACTTTGAGATGTGTTTTTGATAGTGCATTTCTCAGTACATTTTTTTGATTTGAAAAAGTTAGGGCTTATGGATCCATCTTCATTTAATATATATTTATTTGCATTATTAGACTCTCTTTTAACTAATAATAATTTTGCTTCTTCTAATTTTAAAAGCCATCTTAATACAGTAGTTGATGAAACTTTTTTATAAGTAGTATTATTCTTACTAGCAGTTTTAGATTGCTTTCTATTCCACATTTTTGTTAAAGATTCTTTGCTTATATTTATTTCTTTTGATTTAGACATATTGATAAGATAAGCATAAAAGGACATTAACTGTAGTTTCTTTTTACCATTTCTGAAATGCTTATTGAATTGATATTTAGTATATCTTTTGAATTGATATATGTATTGTTGTTTTTTCATAATAAAAACCTCCTAAGATTTGTACTAAAATAACTAGTAAAAATCCTAAAAGGTTTTTAAAAACTATTGCATTATATGAATACTTAATATATAATAATCATATAATTTAGTTATGAAAACTTATTAGTTTTTACTTGGAATCCGTATCGATTAGATTGTTTGGCGACGGTTAAATCGATGCGGATGTGTTATTTTTTGTACATTTATTTAAATAACGCAACCGTTTTATATTTGTTTTTATGTATTTATATTACATTATAAATACGAATATTGCAATATATTGTGGATAACTTTCTCATTTTTTTTAAAGATATAGAAAGTTATCTACAAATTTTATTTTAATGTATTGAAGGTGGTAGTTGAGTTATAAATTTTGACCAACCATCTTCATACTTTATTAAATTTAAACTGTTATATCTTTTAAGATTTAATAGATCTTCTAATTGATATGGATATAATTCTTCTTTAAGTTCGTTGTAGTTATCTTTATCACATCCAGATATAAGCATATAGGAACTGTTAGCTGCTTTAAGCTCATTTCTTATGTTTTTTATTTGACCCAAATAATGGCATGATATTATAGGTTTACATGAAAACTTTGCTATTTGACTTAATTTGCTTCTTAAAAAATTTTGACAATTAGGAACTTGATATAATTCATCAAACACTATATTAACTTTAATTCTATCGTTAGAATTGGGTATATTCCATTTTCTAACTTGTAAAGTTCCCCAGATTTTAGTTAACCAGTAAGTACAATATATATCTTTTTCCTGTTCAGTTGAAAACATTATTTCAGGCATACGAATACAAATTAATTGTGATTTTTGTATTTCATCTACTAAATTAATATTATTTTCGCAATCCTTTTTAAGCATAAGTTCCATATAGGTATTTTGTTTTAATTTAACAAATCTATTTAATATACCTTGAATATAACTAATCTTAGTTCCAGTAATTTCCCTTGGACAGTCTTTTGTAGGTTTAGACCACTCATCTAGTTCTTTCAATGCTCTTATATATTCTTCTAAATTGTTTTCTTGATCTTTTGGAATATTATCTATAAAATTATGTCTTATTATATGATCTTGTAATACATCAAATACATTTTTAATGCTTCCATTTGATATAAATACAACTAAAGCAGCAGCTTCTAAATACCTTTCCATTCTTGCTTTAAGATCTTCATTATCACTTAGTGCATTAATAAGTGTCATAAGTTGTACTGTTTTAGCTTTAGCACATCTATATATTTCAAATACATTTTTATTTAAAGGAGTTATTTCGTTATATCCTAAACCTTGTAGATTATCAAAATTACTGCAATCTATATTTAAAACTTTATTTTTTTTTATAGATTTTGATACGTCATTAGATAAATCACAGTTACCACAAAAATCAAACAGTATAGTACATTCCCCTGCATTAATACTATCTTTAGATAAATTAGATATAAGAGTAGTTTTACCTGATCTAGTTGGCCCTATTAAACATAATGTTAAATTTTTAAATTCTTTATCATTAGATAAATATGCTTTTTTCTTATTTCCTTTATATTCACTCACCCCTATACACATAGTACCTTGTTCTAATTCTTTAGGTATAGGACTTTCTAATACATCTATTTTAGAAATACATTTATGCTCATCTAATAATTCTCTTCCTGGAAGTTGTAAAAAATTTTGACATTCTTCAATACTTGTTTTATTTATAGCTGCATCAGATAATTTAAAATTAGTATAATTAATATTAGTTTTAAACTTTTTATATGTTAATTCATTATCATCACTTATACTTTTAAAAGCTTCTGTTATGGCTAGTGCATTATTATATTTTCTATTAATATCAGGACTATCGCTTTGAATAACTATTTGTGTATTTATAATATTAGTATCTTTTTTCTTTTGTGTGGACTTAGATATTTCTCTTTTATCATTTATTATTAGACTATTTAATATGTTTTCTATTAAATTTACTTTATCTTCTTTTTTGGTATTAAAAAGTTCTTCAAAACCTTCAGCAAATCCTTGTATTATCTCTAGTATTGTGGTTAATATAAGTTTTAATATATATAAAGGAGATACTATTTCATTTAAAACAGATTCACCATTTTTTATTTTTTGAATAGTGTGTTTATATCTTTTAGTCCAATTTTTTTCACTAGTTGGCATGAAATTATATAGAATACCAACCCTATCATCTGTATTTATTATATTTAAAGTATTAAGGATACTATTAAGAGGTTCATTAGATTTTTTATCTAGTTTTAAAGATAATGCATCTTCATATTTGTAATAAAGATAGTATCTCAAAGCATCTTTTGAAAAGTTGGGTATAGTATCTACTGTTTCAATTGTTATCTTAGACCATGTTTCTGTTAATTTTTCTTTAAATAATGATTGATATGCATCTGGAACAATAAAGTAAAAATCAACCTTATTTTTCATAATATCTATATAAAAGCTGCACTTTAAAGGTGCTTCTATATTCCATGTTTTTTTATCTTTACGTATTCTATTTTTCATATCTTTATATAGTGAGTTAATTGTATTTGCAATATTGCTAGAATTGTAATTTCTTATAGATGTATCTGGAATTAATTTTAAGATTATATAAGTTGGATGAATTATTTTAAAATATTGACTTAGTTTAATAGTTTTCATAATGCTACTCCTATTATATTAACTATGGCATATCCCATTAAAGTCCATCCAGATAATTTAAGACCTTTTTTCCAACCAGAAGCCCACAATATTATACCTATACTTCCTACGCAAACTGCAACAGGATAACTTATTGTAAATAAGCCAATCCAAATATTTCTAGGGTGCAGTAAATAATGATTAATATTATCTATTATATTAAATAATTTTGTTAGCTTTTCATTAAGCTCTTTTAAAATTCCTATATGATTTATCAAAGGCTCTTTCAATGTATTGCTCGGAGTTACATATTTTCCTCTTTCAATTAATTCTTCTAAACAATTTATAAACATTATATACCTCCTAGCCTAGTGATTTAATTAAATCTAAAGCATGAAGAAATAAAACAAGACAAGCAAATCCTATGCCATATTTAGTTACTACTTTTATAACATCCTTAGTTTCCCCTTGTGTAACTTCTGTAAGTATATCTTTTCCTCCATAGATTGCAATTACCCAGTAGCCTATAAGCAATAATAATTTCCAAAATGCTTTTCCTATATTATCTGCTTTTTCTAATGCAGTAGCTAAATCATTTGCATAAACAGTTTGAGTGAATGCATCACATGTCATACCTAAGAAAAAAGTTTTATATAAAATATCTTTAATTATTTTTTTGAATTTTATTTTTTTATTATCATAAGTTTTATTTTTTTTACAATACATAAAAATAATTTTCATAAAATCCTCCGTATAAAATTATTAAAAAAGGTAAAACTAATATTAAGGATTAATTTAGAGAGGTGTTAAACATGTTTTGGGTTGGTATAGGATTAGTTGCTATTTCAAGTACAGTTTTAACTTTTTGCTATTAAATTGTAAACAATATGTTAATTATCAAATAGTAAGTCGCAAAACAGTAAACTTTTAAAAGTCTATTGCATACGCTAGAAGTGTAAGCGAGTAAGCGTAGCACGAAGCACACTTATAGCTTTTATGCCACAAGTCTAACCATCTGTGTTGGACTTATTTTTTATGCTAAAATGCATAAATTAGCATAAATTATATATCATTATTTTTAAATTTTTTCTCTTCATCTTCCATGTGTTTTTGAACTAAATTTTTAATAAAAATACTTTTACTTCTTTTTTGCTGTAGATAATTATATACTTTTATATCATCAATATTTCTTTCAGAAAATGATATTGAAATTCTAATGCTCATCTTTAACATTCCTTTCCGAATTGTTTATATTATATAATATGTTAAAGTATATAAAAATGTTACTGTTTTATATAAAAAGATATAAAAATATATAAAAAGATATAAAAAGAGCTGGCATAGTGCCAACTCTTATCTATTTAAACTATTTAGTACACCTTTTATTGCTTTTTTCTTTTTCTTTGTAGTTTCAGTTTTTTCTACTTTAATAGGAGCATTAAAATTCATTTCTCCTAAAACTTCTTTAACTACATCTTTTATCATATTTTTATTTGATAAAAATTCAGATTCTTTCATGTCTTTTCTTATAAGGTCTTTAATGTAAGTTGCAAAAGGTTTGTCTTGATTTTCAGCCCATTCTAATAATTGTTTTTCATTATCACTAAATGGTACTGGTTTACTTTTTCTTTTATTCATCATCCTCACCAAATTCATTATCAGCTACAGTTTGATATACTTTTTGATTAATAGATTGACTTTCTGGAACTAGTTCTATTACTGGGAAGTGTTTTTTCCAGTAATTAATAGTATCAGCACCACCTCCACCGATTAAATAGATTTTACTAGCATTTTTAACTTTAAAATCATTTTTAATAAATGATGCTATTTCAGTTATATGATTTTCAACAATTGGTCTTATATCAGTTATATCAGTTTCAACATTATTTATAATTGCTGTCTTCTTGTTTAGTAATTTTTCAATATCAGTTGGTTTATAATCAGAACCTTTATTAAGATTTAAGTAACTAGATATGTCAGCATACATTTTATACATACTTTCATTATAAGTTGCAGAATTAAGAATGCTTAGTTCTTCCCACTGCGTTACATTTATTGTACCGGCACCATTATCAATTACAATTACATTAGATTCATCTTCGGTTAAAATAGGATACGCAGCTTCTATAAAAACTATACAATCAGTTATTCTTATAGTGTATTCTTTATCATTAACAGTTATTTGTTGTTGTCCATAACCAATTATGTGTTTTTTTAGTTTATCACCTATTAGTTTATATTTCTTTTCTGGAACACCTACTACTACATTAGCATCTATAAAATCCTCATTGTTTTCACTAAGTGCAATTGAAGTTAAAAGGCACACTTTATAATATTCACTAAAATATCTTTCATCTCCAGTAAAAGGAGCCCCTTGTCCTATAATATAATTTATATCATTATATTTAACATAATGTACTTCTTTTTTATGCTTGCCAAATCCAACCCTTTCACCTATTTTTACTCTACTTGCAAACTTGCCAACCGGAAGTTTAGTATAACCATTTCCAACATCTATACCTATATTCATTTTTATACCTCCAAATCGATTATTTGCTAATATTATATCACTATGTATATAAAAAGTACATACTTTTTATATACAATATATATTATTTTTAATTTTAAAAGATTTAAACGATACTTAGTATATACTTTTTGTATACAATATATATACTTGTCTATTTGATATTAACAATAATTGTACTATAAAAAACGATATATGTAAATAAATAACAAATATGTTACAATTGTTACAAATGTGTTATGCTTATAACATAAATTTATGGAGGATATGAATTATGGATAGAAAAAAATTTGATAAGATGAGCGTAAAAACACAGATAAATATAAATAAGATTTCTAATATCACATTTTTAAGAATTACTAGTTTTACTTGTCCAATTGTTTATATCAAAATCTCTGAATTAAAATCTTATGTTTTCTAATTAAATTCCCTATATAAAAAAGTATAGGGGATTTTTCAAAATATACCATGTAAATTCCCTATATAGGAAATTGAATTGTCAAATACTGATTTTTACTATGTTTATAGCACTTTTTAACTCTTTAAATTTATATGGGGATTTATCGAAGATTAGCACCCAAGTTAATAATTAAGCAGAAAAAAAACTAGCATTCTATTGAAATGCAAATACTTTATGAAAGCTTGAATACTATGCTAAAAAGTATAGGGAATTTTATAAATATAAAAAAGCTCTAGGGTTAACCTAGGGCTTTTGGTTTGCATTATTTATTTTACAAAATAATTTTTGATGTTTTTAACGAAAAAGTTTCTATTAGTAAAATAAACCTAATAAATATTGTATTTATCAGGTTTATTTTATAGATCAAATTTACTTTTATAGTTTTTCAATAAATTTAACAGTAACTATATTTTTTTTATCTTTTTTTCCCTTTATCAAAACTCTAGAATCTAAGTATTCTTTTATATCACTTGCTATGGCCTTATTTAATTTACATTTTATCTCATTAACATCAGCATCTTGTTCTAAGGCTAAATTATCTTAAACAAGTAGCTTTCTTAGGTATCCATGCCTTTATACCTTCTATGTCTAATAAATAAAATTCTAATTTTTCATCTATAGCGGTTACTAATTGATCTCTATAGAAATATTTAGCTATATTCATGAATTCATCTCTTATAAATACAGCAGCTGTATCATATTGCATTTTAAGTAGCAATGGTTTAAATTCTTTAACTTGTGCTTGTATACTAGAAATGCTGTGTCCTAAAATACCCTCTGCTATAGCCTTCCCTATTTTGTCGTAACCAATATTTTTATAAATTTCAATGTCCTTTGTAGCTTCTACGAAACATACTTCTACAATAATGGCACTCATGGACGTATGTTTTATCTCAAACAAACCTCTTGTAATTCCATCTTTAACACCTCTGTTTTTAAATCCTAAGTTAGCAATATTATTCGTAATTGTTTGAGCTATATCCTTGCCAGTCGTATTGTTCGTGTTTGTCCAGGTTTCCGTGCCTAGTGCTCCATTATAACTATTATAAGCATTGTTAAAATGTATGGATACAAATAAATCAGCCCCCCAATTATTAGCCTTTGATACTCCATAATTCAAATCTGAATTACTATCCATATCTCCTGGAGTAACATCTATAACATTTTTTCCTGCTGCTTTTAAATATTTAATTACGGCATCTTTTACTTTTCTATCTTCTATTGTTTCGCTAATAATTCCATTTGCTCCTAAGGCTTTAAAATTATGTCCTCCACGTACTGCTATATTATCTATTCTCATGTTATTACTTCCTCTCACATCAAATTTGTTTAAATGATATTTGTCTATTAAATCTAAAATCTTATTAACATAGTTAGGATCTGTTGTATATCCTCCATTAAAAAGCGCTTTTATTTGCTCAAAATAATTTGTAGCTTTAAATACTCCAGCTGATATATACCATTCAGCTTTTAAAAATTTAGCGTGGTCTAGTATGCTTTCTGTCCAGGAGGAATATATTCGGAAAGGTTGTTTAACAGTAATTATTCCATTTTCTGTCCATTCTTTAGTATATATATTGGCAACAGGTCCATCCCAATCCCTAAGCGCTTTAATTCCAAAAAGATTGTTATAATTCTTTGCTAAACTGCTTTCTCCCCACCCGCTCTCCAGGATAGCTTGTGCAATAGTTACACTAGCAAAAATCTTATATTCTTTTTGAGTTTCTATTGCTGCATCTTTGATTTTATTAATAAATTCTATTTGGTCCACTTAATCCTTCCCCTTCTTAGATTGCTTATATAATTGATTGCTTCCTATTGCACAAAATGAGCATATAATACCTTCCAGTATACTTGTAGCATTTAAACCATCTACAATAAGACTAAATGCTATTCCAACAACTAAAAGTATCCAGGGGATTATATTATCTTTAACTTTAGAGTTTTTTAAAAATATACCTATAACATAAAGAGCAGCCACTAATATAAGCAACTGCTCTGGAATAAATTTAATTAAATCCATACGAATATCTCCTTTATTTTTCTAATTTTTCTTCTATTTTATCTACTGTATTTTTTACATTTTCAAGCACATTAAATTTTTCAGTCAACTTACTGATTATTTCTTGATATTTATTTTCTCTTTTACTGTTTTCCTTTAAAACATAAAAAAGTAAATAAGCGAAAAATACTGCAAATACCCCTTGGGTAGCTACCATTTTTATAACTTCATTTTCCATCTAATCCTCCTTAAATAAAAAGAAGCCCTAAAAAGGACTTCTTTAAGATAATTTTTTATACTCTTGTTTTAATGTACTATTGTCTAGTTCTGCATAAATCATAGTTGTGTCTACACTAGTATGGCCCATAAGCTTTTGAATAACTGTAATAGGCATGTTATTGTTAAGCGCTAATGTTGCAAATGTATGTCTTAGCAAATGTGGATAGACAGATTTATTTAGACCTGCTCTAGTTGCTATTTTATTAATTTCTAATTGTATAGATCTTCCCCCAAGCTGTTTATGTGGTTTTCTGGTGGTAACAAATAAATATGGACAGTTATCATTTCTATTATTTAAATATTTTTCTAAAAAAATTTTTGCTTTAACAGTAAAATAAACTGTTCTTTGTTTATTTCCTTTTCCAATTACATTTAGATTAAGTTCATTCCAATTAATATCTCTAATTTTAATGTTTTTTACTTCTGATAATCTACAACCAGTTGCAAATATAAATTCTAGTAGTGCTTTTTCTCTAAGACTTTTGCATGCATTACGTAGTAACTCTAATTCTTCTAGTGTTAGAGAATTTCTTAGACGTTTTCCAACCTTAGGACTTTTAATTTTTTTAGTCGGATTTTTAATAATTAACTCTTCATCTTCTAACCATGCGAAAAAGCTTTTTAAGATAGCTATTTTATTCGCTAAAGTACTTTCTTTTTTATCTTTACAAATATAAGATAAGTATATTCTTATATCCATTGTAGTTACAGTATTTACAGGTTTTATAATTGTTTGTGCAAATCTTTCAATTTCTCTTTTATAGTTTTTTAGTGTAAGTATACTTAATCCATCTAGCTTTTTTATAGCTAGATACATCTTCAATTTATCTGTAATATCGCTTGCTACTATACTTGTTTCTTTTGGAATAACATCATAATCATATAGAACTTCTTCAATTATATTTCTAATCATAATTTGTTTTTGAAGGTCCATATCTAACTCAGGAAATTTTACAGTAAGTTTTCCTAATATTTTTATTACAGCTTCTTCATTATTATTTTTTTTAGTTTCTTCAAACATTTTAATTTCCCCCTTGCCCACTACAAAAATAAAAATCCCTTGCAGCAGGCAAGGGATTTATTTACCCTTGCCTGGGTTTTGATTTAGTTACTCTATAAGAGCATTAATTTATTTTTATAATTAATTATTATAGCTTGTTTTCTATAAAAAGATTAAAAATTAAAAATTTTATATAAAATTAATAATTAAATAAAAAAAGCAATAAAAAAAGACTTCTTAAAAGTCTAGATTTATTGCTTAATTATTTTATTGTTTACTTCGCATAATTTTTCTATTATGCAGTATGCTCTGTTATTTCTTTTTTATCTTCTTTAAATCCTACATCTTCCAATACTTCTTTTACACATTCTTGTAAATTAAGTAAAGGTGGCACTTGATCATACGTATAAGTTCCGTTTAAAATTAAGCTAACCCAAACTTTTACACATCCTGAATTCTTGTTAAATTTAAAACTTGTCATATTTATCAACCGTTGCCAAAAATCTATAAATATCTATAAACCTTGTTTAATTCCCTGTTCCACCTGTTCCATTTTGCCGAGGCTACTTTGGTTTGTATAACAGTCCAAGGGCTTAAATTCCCATACAACGAATGGT